TATCCTCCAAGAGAAATAGTTCCATCAACATGACCTGTCACATAAGTTTTTGCGGAGGCACCAAAGGTAGATGTCTCTGCGGTATCTACGCTGGTGGTCGCACTCATATCATTGAAATAAGCAGAAAAGTCGTACTGGTCGACAAGTACGACTACACCTTTACCGTGTTTGAAAGTAGGCATTATTCAGTCTCCACTTCTGGCTCAGTTGCTTCTGGAACGGGAACTTCAACTGGCTTTGGCTCTTCTTTTGGAGTTGCTGAAGGCTTGCTGGCATCTTCAATAAAACCAGCCTCTAAAAGCCATTTGATTGATTGGGGTGGTAAGTCCTCAACGACTTGACCAACTTCAGCGCGTTTGTTTGGTGGATAATCAATACCAGTAAGTACGCGATACTTAGCCATCTAAACCTCTTCCCTAACGGCACATGGGTAGCCCCATATAACCGTCAGGGCGACTCGCGCACGAAGAAAGACGACAATGGGGCGACTAGCGCACAATGCGTCTAGTGTACCGCATCGTTATTTGGCGATTAAGGCTTTCTCTACTTTTTTGACTCGTGATACGAGCGTTGAGAAAGTTCCCTGATATTCGTCGGCTCCCTTGATGGTTCCCTTGATAGTCAACTCCTCGCCAACTTCCGCATCGAAGGAGTAGCCCGAGTCAAACCATTTGACCTTGTAATCCCCAGACTCAAAGACCCACAACATTGAGATACCGAATGGGGTCTCGATGGCTTTCTTGGAGAGAACCGTAACCTGTATCTCCACACGCTCACCGACTGGAGCAATCTGCTCAGACTTGTAAACCTTGACGGTTTTTTGGTCTTGGCCTTCTAATTTTTGCTTGGCGATGATGGAAGAGACAAACACGCCTATCGTGCTGAAGGTCTGATAGGGAAGAGACGCAACCGCTCGTAAGTTCTCGGCGTAGGCGCTGTCACCCTCGAAGGATTGAGCGAAGGCGACCAATTCTTGACCCTTGCTCAACTGTTGCTCGGTCAATGGGAAGGTGATTCCATAGCCTCGACGCAATAATTTTCCATATTGGCTATCGGGGTTAAGTATTTCTAGGACTTCGTACTTAGTCGAACCTTGTTCACCGTGAGACTTGGCTGACTTGTAGCCACTTTTAGCGGTAGCGAGTAAGGCAACCGCAGCAACGGATACGGTGGAAGGCCAGCGTGGGGCGCTAGTGCCTCTGCCAATCTCTTCTAGGTTAGACCATTGAAGAAGTTGGCTAGGCACGAACTCCCAACCTAAGAAATCCTTGACGCATGAAGAGCCGACTTGCTTGATTTCGCCTGACTCATTCTTGACGAAAATATATTTTTTGCGGGAGCGTGAAGTCTGGCAGTGGTCGCAGTATCCAACTCGCACCTGGGAGGGCTTGACCTCTTCCGCTGAACCAATCCCTCGGGTTAAGACAACACCTTGCTCGACCTCGGCAACTGACAAGAATTCCCAACCAGAAAATTTGACTGGCTCACACTCTACTTGAATGACTTTCCAGTAATACTCGATGCCCTCAGAACTTTTTTCTACAACATCTTGAACGCCAAGAATCTTGAAACCGCCTTCAAGACCTTTGGATGAACCGCGCTCTACAATTTTTTGAAATTTAACAAGGGTGGCCTCTAACTCAGATTCAGAGACCCTGAACTCTCTTACTTCTCTCATGTTGCCCCCTCTCAGGACAACTTCATTGTATCAAACCCCAGTTAGATATTCAAGGGAGCGCCCTCACAGCAATTTGCCTTTTGGTGACAATTCGGACATAACCAGCGAGTCGCTATTGGAGAAAATTCTGCGCCACAGAAATCACACTCAATCATCGCGCTTGCGTCGCTCTCTCTCCTCGCTAATCATGGCTAGGGTCAGGAAGTATCCAATGCCATCTACTACCGTGTCAGGCTTGGTTCTGTGGGCTTCTCGGGCTATTTTCATCCCCACCATACATAGACTGACCTGTTCTGGGGATACCTCGCACCCGAGAATGACCTCCCATATCTTCGCTGCGCGAGCAAAATTATCCAAAGGATGCCCATACTGGGCTTGCCTATCCCCCGATACCAGAGAGGCTGCGTAACTGGCGATGTCGTAAGGGTCGGCTAAATTATCTGAAGGTCGCTGATTCCTGACTGGCTCACCAGGAATGTCAGAACTCCCGCCTGAGAAACTTCCCCCGTTGATTGCTCCCACCATACGCTCCCTCCATCTAAAGCGGGGGCTTGAATCCATTTAACCCCGCCCCAATCCGCTAACTTCAAAGAATGATAATGACCCGTTACGAGAATGTCACAATCTCCAATTTTTCTTCTGCCGAGCGTTTGGTCTGCTATCCACCGCTTCATTTTGGCTTCAGGGCCACCCGATGAACGCGCTAAGTGACCATGGGTAATACCAATAATTTTATTTTGGACTTCCAGCGTCAGGCTCAACTCATCTTTTGGGATAGCAAAACGAATATGTCCAAAAGCCTCTGGATTGGCTTGGAAGATTTCGGCCACTGATTCTACTAAAGCCACATCATCATTATCATTGAGCGTAGTAAATGCTTTGCCGTTCTTTCGATGCTCGCCATGATTTCCACCAACAACTGCGACGACAATATCGGGTACTAATTTTGACCAACGGATGAGAGCATCACGCAAAAGTCGACGAGCAACCTTTACTTGGTCACGCCTATCCAACTCAACAGTGAAGGTTTGAATGTCGTAATGACCATCGCACCCTTCAACTAAATCTCCCAAACACAAGACAACAATAGATTCGATGGGGCGACCTATCTTTTTCAACTCCTTGAATCGTATTTCCACATCATCAATCGCCTGAATCCATCTACCCACCAAGCCCTTTAATCCATCGCCATCTTTCTTTCCTACTTGCCAATCTGATGCGACGACAACAAGGCTTGCTCCCGTGATGGTGGTATTGAAACTCTTCGCTTTATGTTTTTTAACATCCTTAATCATTTCCTCAATGTCATGTTGTTCTTTCGCTACCCGCCTGACTACTTTGCCTTTCCATTGGCGGTTCAAAGTTCCTGTGGTATCTCCCCACACATTGAAAAGAACAGGTTCGACAACTGAGAAATAATCTGGGTCTAATCCCCAGACTTTGAGAACTCCTGACCAATCGGGTTGGTTATCGCCCACCATTGGGGCTGTGGTAACAAAACCCTCGTTTCCATCCCAAGTGACCCCTGGTGTCCACTCGGCCTGTCTCCTCTTAGGCTCAACTGGAGGGATAGGGTTATTCGCCGTTGATAATAAATTATCTAACGCATCATCAAGATTCACTCGAACATCTACATCCTGACTTACCCGCCATGCGATTGCGGTGCCGTCGAATTGAATCACTGCTGATATTTACGCCCACCTTCATCAGCGCTGAACTGATGGCTGGCAAAGAAACATTTGTATTACCCAAAATAGATTTTAATTTGTTTTGTAACTCTGGTTCGAGTGTTTCGAGGAAGTCTCCAACAATACATTTTGGTTGTTGGTTTGTTAATTCATCTAAATAAATACTCAACTCATCCAGATTTATTTTTTGACTTACATCGTGGACATCGGATACTCCAAGGTCGCGTTGCGCTTTCAAAGAGTAATCTGTCACATTTCCAACATCTTTGATATTCGTCTGTCGTCGCGTTCCTGCCATACGGGTCAACCACTCTCTCTTGGGGAGCCTTTGGCTCCGAGTCTATCTCCTCACTAGACATCGGAAATTCACCGATACCAATGGTCGATACTTGCCGTCGACCCCAAGTGGGTTTACCCCGCCCATAGGTTCGATACGCATAATATGAACCGAACTGATTGTAGATTCAAGTACCGACGCGAGCGTGTTGCGGATATTTTCTGCTTTGTCTCGGGCGGTTGGATAATCCTCTCGACCAGCGCGACAGAGAACTTGAATCATGGGAGAGTCTATGACAATTCCCCCAGAACCCATAGTGAATCGTGGTGGACTTCCAGCCGACTCATACACCGCTACGCAGGTATCGGGAGTCTCTGGCATAGTGCCAAGAAAGATATTGGTTCCTAGGGTGCCGTAACTATTGGTCACTAAATAGTCGCCCATCGACTCCAAGATTGTTGCCAACTCACACCCCCGTATTGATGATGTCGATAATTCTACGCGCTAGGTTTTTTTCGATTTCTGGCAACCTTGCCATGAGTGGGGCTTCGAGGAATTTTGCCTGGGTTGGTGCCTCGTGGTAATTGTCCAACATTTCATGGACATAAAGAGCATAAGGGGCAGCAGGGCCACCATAGAAAATATCAACTGCGACACCCGAAGGTGTTGACTGGGGAGCGGAAACTCCACCTGAACCCCGAAGCGCACCCGTATCGACGGGAACGAGAACCTGCGACTGATTGAAAATAGTTGTTGCTTCTTCATAAATTGCTTGACCGATTGCGTGGCCAGACCTTGCGCCCGCCCGCATGAGCGTCTGGCGAAGTTCTTCTGCTCCCTCAATCTCAAAGCGGTAAACAGCCATTATCTTCCAAACTTGATGACGGTGTGATGCGCCCCGTTTTCATCCGCGATGTTATCTACCGCGTTGATATTGAAAGTTTCTGCCCCAACTACCATTTTGTGATTTGTCGTAATTGCCGTTTGTGGGCCATAAGTAACGAATCTGCCAATGTTTGTTACTTCAATACCCTGAGCATCAACCGCCTTAACCGTATCGTAAATAAGACGACCAGTTGCCGTGGTGACTGCTGCTGAATAGGTGGGCTTGTTATATTTATCAACTGATGAACGGGCATAAAAACTGACCGTATCGGTCATAAAATCTTGAACTTTGGTGTAGATAGCATCCGCCATATCTACACCTACTCGACTATACGCTTGTCATACACATTATTAGGGTTATCGTGAATCCCCGTGTAGAAGTCTGTGTTGTAATCATCGATGATTCGGTCATCGGTTGATTTAAGAGCCTGAGCGTTCGCCCAAGGTGTCGGGGGAGTCTTTCTCATCCGACGAGCAAGAAACGAATTGGCCAAGTCTTGATACTGTCGAGCCTTTGCGGTGTACGACTCAGAAACGGAAATATCTCCCACGCTCTTTGAGGTGGAATCGGCTAATCTATTAAACCGAGATACCAAGGTCTCACAAGCAGCGCGAGCAATCTCATAGGTATTCGTTCCCCATTCAGAGATAAGGTAATTCAACTCTTCGTCAGAGAAAAGCGCATCCGTGGAATCGGTGTCATTGATGAGAAAACGCACCGCGTTCCGAGTTGAGGTACTGGGGTCTCCCGAATAGGTGAAAGTCATTACATTCCACCAAGCATAAAGTTGACCACTCTGACTTTATCCTCGGTTGCTGCGGAGGTAAGGGTGGCATAGGTACTGGCAGCGCTCGCCGTCGTCAAATAGTCATTCAACTCAGAATCCACATCATCCGCAAGATTTTTAATATCGGTATGAACGGCGGGATTATCCCCTGCGGTTGGGTATCTTAAACCTTTACTCGTTGTTCCCGCCATTATTCACTTCCTCTGCGATTTCTTTTATTGTTGGCTGTGTTCGATAAGCAAAATACTTCTCCCACATTTGAGGGGTTTTATCACGAATTTCTCGATAAACATTTTTTTCATATTCTGTCTCATCTCCATCATATTCTTGATATTGATAAGAGCGCACCCATTTACCATCAATGATTGTTAAATGCTCGTGAATACTGAAACCTTTTTTTGCCTCTGGATACGGAGCGGATTCATCAACTAATTCCCAACCTTCAGGTAATGGGTCTCCTTCTTTCCATAGAGGAAATTCATTTAATAGGTCGCCCAGATAGCGAGGATAATCTACTTGGTTAACAATAAAAAGTGTCATATTTTTATCTGCTCTGTTGTATAAGTTGGCGCGGTTGCTTCTTTACTATAATTTGTTGTGCTTCCAAAACTAATTCCAGGCGAAGTAAAAACAGAGTAATTTCTGGAACTTACAGTTGTTGTTGGTGAACCTACCGTAAAAGAACCAGCCCTTATTTCTAAAACTATTTCTTCATTTGTATTATTACTTGGAGTAAAACGGTATGTTCCAGTTGGCCCACTTGTGTCATAATTCACAGTAAAACCTATCGAATCTGTTTCTCCACCAAGAATCAAATTTTTGTTGGCATCAAGTTTAACATTCCAAAAATAAGTCTCTCTTCCAAAAAAAACAAATTCTCTTTGCCAAACAAGCGTCATTGTAGATGCTACAAATTTAGCAACAAAAGCACATGATACGGCGCTAGAAACATTGTAACTAGGCCCATATCCACAAAGATAAACAAAGTCGTTTGTTTGGTCATATACAGTGCCATATCCATAAGTAGGGGATGCTGATTTGTATAGAATTCTTGTTGTTGGTGCCGTTGTTAAAGCACTCGCATCGTGTTTTGATAGGAAAGCGCTATTTTGACCCGCTCCCGTATTGCTACCTCCTGCTGAAAAAATTGTTGTTCCCGATGTGGGGCTTGCCATAGATGTAGCATAACTATTTCCATATTCGAACATATCAGCGACGGCCCCTCCTCCCATACCACCCGAGACGGCTCCATAAATTCTATTGCCGATATCATGTTGGCCTCCCCAGATAAGTGCGTTTGTTGCTCCAGGGGCGTATGCTGCGGCATAAGGAAGTGTTCCATTGTTAGAACTTATGTTTACATAAAAATATGCTGATTGTGAAACAGAAAGTGTTGTGCCAAATCGAAATATCAGACCAGTTTGTGCGGAGATACTAGTACGATACATAGTAGCAACGACTGTTGGCCCAGTTCCCGAACCTTCATAGATTATATCTGTCGGGCCACCACTAGAATAAGTAGAACTGATGTTACCCGTTGTCGCTTGATATGCGATATTGCCAGTAGATTTAGTTATTTTAAGAATATCAAAAGACCCCTGCGTTGAGTCTCGGAAAGTCATATCAACTTCTGTTGAATTAGGAATACCTAACCTAACATATTGTATGCTATGACTGCCCGCTCTTGTATAACCATAACGAGTGGATACATTCGTTACAGGATTAAATTCAGTCCACCATGGTGATGTATTGGAATACGCATTTGTCGATGCTCCCATAACAATCGAATTATTTGTTGATGCTCCAATATACAATGCTATTACAGAACTACTAGAATTTCTTCCCGACTCAAACCAAAAAGTCACATAGTCGCTACCAAATTTTTGAGGCTTGCTCTTTAATTCAAGCGTAGAATTATCACGGGTCATCCAACGCGATACTTGGGTTGATGTTAAGTTTGGTCGAAGAGTTGCTAATTTAATCATATTCTGACCACCCTATTGATGCTTCCAGTTGTTTGACTATTATTAGTATATGTAGGAGTCGACGCAGAAGCAGATGGGGTAGAGGCAGTTTGAACTGCTGCTGTGCTTGATGTAGATGTCGTGCTGGTGCTAGCAGTAAGACTTTCTTCACCAATGTATAAAGAGTATTCTCTTCCAGTTAAGGGATGTGTTAATACCGTTTTATCTGTTCTTGATACTTTGCCATCAAGGGGTATGGCGACTACCCAAGGATTAGTAAACGCATAACCAGTTATCCACAGGTGGGTACTTGTAATTTTTGATTTTGTTCCGCCGACGTTACTTTCGCTGGCTGTTGCGATATATCGAGTCCACATCAGAGAACCATCAGAAGAATTTATTTTAGCCACAAAAGTGTGTGTTCCTCCTGTGCTATATCTATAACTTTTGGCAATGTTCGCAGCGTTTGTTCCTGTGTTTGTTGTGTAACCAACAACATATAAATTATTACTTGAATCTATAACCATTGACCGAGGATACCAAGGCTGGCTTGAATTACCATTATCATATTTTACTTTCCATTGAACCGTTCCCGAAGAATTAGTTTTTACAACCATAAATCCTTTATTAGCATTTGTTGTGGCATCGCTTATGTAGTTCGCCATATAAACATTGCTAGAACTATCTACACAAAGTCTTTGTCCTGTTGAATGATAGCCATTCAATATAGATAAATACCACTGACGGGTTCCTGAAGAATTTACTTTGATGATGTCGATAGTCGGCGTTCCAGATGTTTTGGTACAAGCCCAAATAACATTCGTGCCATCAAATATGGCGCTTTGAGGATATGAAGTATTACCTGAAACTGGGTCTTGTTGATAATTTTCCCAAACTATACTGTGAGAATGACTGTAAACCCCAACACCACTAAAATAAGTAGCGGTATTGTTGTTATATCCAGAAAATGCTTTTACATAATTTGTAGAATTTGTTTCAATTTGATAGCCATAGTTTCCTGACGCACCATGTCGATATTTATATTGTGAGACAATGGCACCAGTAGAGCCTGAAAGCCGTACAATCGAAGTATCTGTAGTTGTATCATCTGTGCCAACAACAAAAACTTCATCTGAAGATGGCTCATATTTCATAGTGCTAATAGAGAAACCAGAAAGTCCTCTACTCCATACAATTCCCGTTGGGGTAAATTTGATAACTTCCTGATTTGGAGATGAATTGCTCCATATAAAAATGTTGCCCGATGAATCTGTATCTATACCTTGGGCATAATTATTATATGAAGTATTTTGTCCGTGTATGCCAATAATATATCCATCATTATGAAATGCTGTTTTTTGACTTGGCACGACAAGATTTCCACCAACTTGTATACTCGCGTTGGCAGAACTCAGGAGTCCGTGTTTTCCTACTTGAAACACCGTGATTCTCCTCTTATGTAGTCGCTACGCGGTTTACATATCCGTGAATAGTAACAACATTTGTAGTACCCGCATAAGCAGCAAGCACTAAAGAGTTCCGAAGAACTAGGTCTGGTACCACTAAGGTCAATCCGCTTGTTGCTGGAATGGATAATTTAATATCATCATCAGGCGTTGAGGTTCCACCCCACTGAAGCGTTAGGTTTACTGCTGATGCTGAAGAATTATAGGCATATACCGTGATGACATCGCAATCTGATGTGCTAGATGTCGCAGTATGGATGGTAGTTCCCGTTGAAGCCGTAGCAACAACCTTAATTCCTCGACCATGAGTTGAACCCGATAGTGGGATTCGGCTTACTGTTGTTGGCATTATTTCTCCTTATGCGAATACCTGTACCGCGAAGGCAAAGGCTTGGTCGTTAGCGGTTGTTCCCGCTGCTGGAGTTGCCCAAGTTGGAACTCCACCTGATACTGTCAAAACTTGGCTTGTTGAGCCAATAGCAAGACGAGCGGGGGTGTTTGCTGACGATGCGTAAATCATATCGCCAGTTGTTGTTGTCAAAGTATTATTGATAACACCTGAAATTGTATTTCCAGTTGCGCTAATTGTTTTATTGGTAAGTGTTTGCGTTCCACTTGTTGTTACAACATCAACGCCACCAGACTGAACTGTTCCGCTACCTTTCGCTACAAGATTCAAAGTGATGTTTGTGTCATCACCAGTAGCAGTAATTGTTGGCTTATTTCCAGTGGCAGCGTTGGTAATAGTTACCTCATTGACCGCTGAAGCCACCGTTGCGGGGAACTTAATAAGTTCATTTCCGTTTGCGTCATCAATTTCGCCAGCAGAGGCAAATTTTGGAGCGGTAAGAGTTTTATTGGATAAAGTCTCCGCGCCCGCGAGCGACGCTAAATCCGCATCGCTTACTGCGGTATTGAATTGGGCAAGCGTTCCTGTGACGGTATTTGTGGCAAGCGAGATACTTTTATTTGTTAAAGTATCTGTTGTTGCTTTTCCAACTAAAGTATCTGTGCTAGTTGGAAGCGTAATTGTTCCAGTATTAGAAATAGTAGAAATTATTGGACTGGTTAAAGTTTTGTTTGTAAGAGTATCTGTTGTATCTCTACCAACCAAGGTAGTTGTTGCGTTAGGTAAAGTTACGGTTCTATCCGCAGTTGGGTCTCCCGCGCTTAAAGTTGTTTCAAAAGCATCAGCAGTTGTTCCTTCAAAAACTATGCTGTCATTGAAGGCAACCTGTAATCCTGCTTGTTGACCCGTAAAAGTCGCATTGTTGATGATTGGCGCTTCGAGGGTTTTATTAGAAAGGGTGGCTGCTGCGGTTGCTGATATACCCGCTGCGCCATTGGTGGTTATTGCCATTATGAAATCTCGCTTCCGAAGGCTTGGAATACTGCGTTGGTATCAGATGCGTATACAGAAATAATATCAGTAGCATCGAGTGTTAACCCAAGTGTGTACGCAGCAACAGAATTAGCGCCTAGTGAAGCGTCATAAACAATATAGTGTTTGTTCGCAATGGATTCACCATTAGGTCGAACTGCTACACGATAAGTGATAGCCGAGCCAGAAATGTTCGCAACGGTGAGAGTCGAGACAACTGTTTCCTTAGACGCTGGAACGGTATAAAGGGTTGTCAGGGTCGTCGCGCTAGGGTTAGACTGCCCTAGAACTTTATACGCTGTTGCCATGAGGTTATCCTCCGATGAGAAGCAATGGGTTTATTGTACCCGACGCGAAATTTTGCGCCGAGGTAGCCGAGTTTGATGCTGATGTTTCATAACCTTCGGCCTCGGTAACGAAATCTGATATGTCTGAACCCGTCAACTGATAGGTGGCAGACGCTAAAGCGGTGTAGGTAGCAAAAGCAGTATCTACTGCCGTGTAGGTAGCATATTGCGCTTTTATGTACCAATACTTGCCAGAGGCAAGAATGACATTGGATGTTTGATTGATGCGTGTATCGAGGACATCAATATCATCCTCTAAGGCGTTCCAAGTTGTTTCATCAATCAACTGGACAAAGTTTTCATCCAGCGTAGGGGTCGGACTAATATCGGCTAGGTCGAGTGTGCCAGCCCCGTCGTAAGGAAGGCTGATGGTGTAGGTGCGACCCCCAGGGAATGATTCTTCAACGGTGTAGGTAAAAGGATTAGGAACAATATCTGGGTCGTTGGTAGCGGGTAGGGCAACAGAAAAGGCACCTGAACTCAAAGCAACTACAACTGAGGATGGGGCAACCATCTGGTTGTCGGTTCCATTCCTGAGAACCTCATTTAAGGTAAACCGAATCTGCCCTTCAATCGGGTTTCCTTCATAATCAACATAACTACCCGTGACATTGACGGTTGTAAGACTAGGAGCCAGGGCCATTAGCCACCTACCAAAAAGAGGATATTAAACTTTTCGTCTAGCAACTCTTCGGCTGTATTTTTTGAAGTTTGAGCATTAGTCGTCGCCGATTCTAAGTCATCTGTGTATGGCTCGGCAGCGTCAGTGGTTACTTCTAGTGCGGTCATAAGCGCTGCGTAGGTAGTGTGTTGGGCTATGGGTACATACGGCTCTGCCATTTAGACTCCCATCAACATCAACATACGAACGGTGTATTTACTTAATTCTGAAGAGGCGTTACTCGCCTGTGTTGCGTAAGTGCTGGCATCGCTGGCGTAATCCTCAGCATCTACCACAATCACTCTGATGGCCTCAGCATCGTTGTAGCGGGTCAATAGAGCCTGGTATTGGTCAGTAGTGACATAAGAGGCTGCCTCGACGGAATCGACTGCTGGAAGCAAGTCTGCGAGGTTTTGAGTGGTTCCCGCTACGGATAAAGGTAAAGCAATTTGAAAGGTGCGACCACCCGTAAAGTTTTCAACTACTGTATAAATAAAAGGCTGTGGCGTGACATCTGTATCAGAGGTCACTGGGAGGGTAATCGTGAAAGAACCCGTCGCATCTAAGGTTTCTACAATCGTGGTCGGAATAATAACCACATTAAGGGTGGTCTCTTTGAGAATGGTCTGTGGTTCAAAAGAGATAGAACCAGAAACGGGATTCCCTACAAGGTCAACATAGGTTCCGATGACGGTACAAGTAGAAAGCGATGCGGGTAAAGCCATTTATCAAGTTCCTTGACGAATGATATTTACTGTTTGCGTTCCCGATGCTACGACTGCGTATAACTTTTCTCCACCCTGTAATTCGACAGAGAAACTGGTGTCTGCTTTGAGAAGAAAACCATAAGAGGTTGTCGTCACACCATCTCCGCCTAAATACACATCAACTCCGCCTGTTGGATTTTGAACATTGATGGTTTGACCATCTTTTCCATCATAATCAGAGGTAAGTTTTGTCGCGGTTGTTCCGACAGAGACCCTTTGGTGCGATACTGACATAAAGACTCCTTTTCGAGAAGGGATGATTCATTTTACCGAATCATCCCAACTCTTATTCTTCTTCTTTAGTTTTTGTTTTTCTCACTTTTGGTTTTGTCTCTTCGGTGCTTTCTTCAATGAAATTAACCTTCACAGGCTCTACTGCTCCTTCAAGGATTTCGATATACCGATTTCTTGCTAATGCTTTCGCGTGTTTCCACCCTTTAACATCAACAATAGTTCCTTGTTGAAGTTTGCGACCTTCAACAACCATAGTTTTGAGAATTTTTGCTTTCATTTTAAGCGGTGGTATCAATCCAGCAATATGAGAAGGTTGCTTCAGCCTGATTGATTGCCCCTGCGGTTGGATTGTAAAGATAGACGGTGACTGTATTCGCTGCCGTTACCGCTGCTCCACAAAAAATCAAATCATCGTTAAGGGTTGATGGTGGATTCACGATAATAATATCGGTTGTAGCAGCACCAGTGAGTGTGAATGTTGTTCCACCACGGGTTGTTGCGTTGATTGAAGCAGGGTCGATTGCTACTGTTCCGAACTCGATACCGTAAACGGTATCGTTATTGCCAACTTGTAGAGCGCCAACCGCTACTTCACCCTTGGAAAGTCTGTTTACTAATGCCATTTATTTTCTCCTAAATGAACGAAGGGGATAGGAATAGACGATTCCTACCCCCTTCTAGTGATTAACTAAGCGACGATGCTTGTCCAGAAGTAACCGAGGTCAGAAGCGATGACTTTGTTATCCCAAGCCATTTCTGCTTCAACACGGTCAGACTTGATGGATTCCATACGGAACTGTGAAGTACCGATGGTTGAACCAAGTCCACCTGAAACACCTGTCCATGAGAAGGTGTAACCTGCGGATGGGGTCAAAAGACCAGGTTGCGGAGCAACATGGGCAAGAAGCGCACCCTTACCGAAAGCGAAACCATAAGCGCCAGTAGCACCCTCATTGTTGGTTGCCTTGACAGCCTTAGCCACCATAACGCGAGGAATGTCGAACATTGCTCCAAGCATATCGGTGGTAATGGTCTGGGCAGAGGTGTATTTGATACGGTCAACAAGGTCTGGGTGATTCTTCAGAGACTTGAAAACTTCGTAACCAAGTACGAGTGTGTTTGCTTCCATTCCAGTGTTGGAAAGAATCTCAGCCTTTCCTGCCTCAATATCAGTGATTGGGTCAGAAGAGGTGTAATCGCTCCATTGCTTTGTCTCACCCGATGAAGGCGCACCAGAAACTCCAGTGACATCATCTGCCCAAACACCAGTGGTGAAGAAGTCAGTGACAAATTGAAGTTCTTTGCGGAGCATCATACGACGGGTAACGAACTCAGTAGCCTCACGAAGAGGATTCAATGGAGCATCTGCGTTAGCAACAGTTTGGTCATCTACATCTTTGTGGAAAGCATAGACATCGCATGAATATGTTCCAGTGGAGATGTTGTAACCGCCACCAGCCGACTCGGTACCAGGCGCTCGGCGTTGAGCCTCATCGCGGAACCAGTCATTCTTGGTGTAAGTGAAGAACTTATCGCTCTTCTTATCGACAGGGATTACTGGGAACACCTTGTCAGCGATAAAGTTATCTTGATTTTGAAGATACGCCACCGAGATATTGGTGAGAATCGCATCGACATGGACTGAATTGATATTTGGTTGTGGCATTTCTAGTTATCCCCCTTAAGACGCTCTGCCTGGATTAGCACAGTTGATTACGGCTGTAACGATGTTTCCATCAGCAGCGGATTCAGTAAGAAGGGTTCCGACGACATACTTTGTGGTGTCAGTTCCAGCGACAAGAGCAACTGCCTTGCCAGCGGAACTTGTACCAACAAGTGCGCCTTCACCAATGGCTGCTCCCGCAACAATTTTTGTTCCGCCGACAACCAGCACTTCTGCTTCTTGTCCTGCGGTTGGAGCATTTTGTAGAACGCCGATTGGAATATCGGTGGCTGCTGCTGCTGCTGCTGCTTGACCTGATGCGTCCAACTTGACGAATGTGTATTGCTTACTGGAAAGGTCGGCTGCTGCTACGAGAGTGACCTTTACCGAGTAATTAGAGATTTCGTATGCCATGTTTTAGGCACCTTTCTTCTCGGATAGGTATTGGCTGTAAAGGTCGGGATTCTTTGTAGCGATGTCTGCGAGCGCTTGCTCAAAAGACTTTGCCACACCCTCTTCGACTGCCGACTTAGCCAATGAGGTCATGCGCTCATAAGCATTGCCCGTTTTGAAGTCTGCGGATTTGCCTATCTCCGCAAAAATTTGTGCTGATTCAGCCTGAGCATTTACTGAAGAAAGAATCTCTTCAACAGATTTTGCTAGGTCTGAATCGTATGAGGTCAGACGACGAAGCGCTGGCCCAACTTTTTCGGCATCGAGGTTTAGATTGCTCCAACCCTTTGCCTTTTCGACTGCCTCAGCATCGGCACGAGCATCCCGTTCTTTTTGAAGTTCGGCTTTTGCTTCATCTGCCTCTTTGCGGAGACTTTCAATCATTTTGACGACTGGCTCTGGAGCGGATTTCATGTAATCCATTGACTCATCCTCTGCCATCATTTCGCCATCTTTTTTCTTTTTCTTGTCCTCTTCGGACATTTTTTCGACGGCTGCCTCTAACTCTTCAATACGAGCCTTGGCGATGGTGAGTTGTTCTTCTACGGATTTTTCGACCTGCTCTTCAGTAGCCTCGGTTGTTTGCTCCATAGTGGAGTCCTCCTCGGTGAGCGTTTCGTCTAAGACTCTCTGAACTTCAGATTCATCGGCTGATTTCATAACCAACCAACCTTCGTGTAAGTGTGCGGGGTGGTCGACCCCGCTTGTTTCTTCAATGGCGAGATTCACCATTTTGCGAGTACGACCTGCCAATGTCACTCCTAACGAAAGAGGTGCTAACTGAGCATAGGGCTGGAATTAGCGAATCCTCGGGTCTTGACAATGTAGAGAATACCATAAGGGCGTTTAGTGGCTTTTTACTGACTTAATACTTTTGTCTTAGATATGGCTTGTATCAAGTCATTACAGACCCACATTGAGAAGGGATTATCGTTTGCCCAGAATCTCGCAAGCCTAAAATAGTAATCATCATTATCAATTTTTGACCAAACAAAAAAGGCATACCCGTTATTGGGTAGATATACGGATAGCCCTGCGAATCCAGGGGGAGTATTTACCCGATTAGCGGTCAGCCCCATATTCCAGAGAACAGCCAAAACATCATCAAGGATGTTCATATCGGGTTTCACTAATCTCCGTATTCGCCCTCTGAATCGTCTTTTAGTGGTTTCTTCTGACGATTGTTCTTTGGTTCAATATCATTTTCACCCTCCGAGTCATCCTCATCAAAAGAATTCCAAGTTCCGTGAGCCTTTTGGTCGTGTTGATTCCCTAGATGCTTGGATACCCGCCGTAGGGTAGAAGCCTTATGCCCCACAAGTGTTTCAGTCTCTTCGCCATCTTTGAAAATTCTAATAAGAACTGCGGGGTCATCCTCGGTAGCATTTACTTTGAATGAGGATTCAGGAATTCCTAAAACACCTTCCCGCATAATGTGTTCGATGCGACCCTGCGCTTGACCGCCTGATGAATTCCAACTGACCATATCGCCATTTTTAAGTTTGCTTGCTTTTTCCATGACAATCGCTTGCTCTCTCATTGCCTTTGTCACGATTGATTTAGCATAGCCCGTCAATCCCTTAATACCCTTTTTGGCTACCTCTTCTTTAATCATTAGGTATTCCATCTCACCTAAAGACTTCATAGAAGATTTACGAAGTTGTTCAAGAATGGCGTTATCTTTCTTCATTTTTATCTTTCTTCTTTGAAGGTTTCATAATTGTATCGACATGGACATCTGACACACCTGGTTCGCTTTTTTCCATATCGACATAAAGGCGTTCTGCTTTACCACCAATGGAATAACCTAAGATTTTTCCATTCTTGACATCTTCCCAAGCCCAAGGCTCCCAGATAACGCCCAGAAAAACTGTGTTCGGTGGATAGGTGTGATTGATAGGTATGCCACTTGGAGTTTGGATGGGAACGGTCAACTCATAGGGAAAGGTCATTACTTCTACCCATTCGCCCGCTACAACATCTCGATTGTGCTGGAGACGAATTCGGCGGTCATTGCTGCGAACATATTCCCAAACTGCTCTTTGTAATTCTTCCGCATCTGTCCACTCGTTATGAGCGTCTACTCTATCGGGAATATACATTGCTCCCAATGTATATCTCTTTGCGCCTTCAGATTTAGAGACTTCATAATTTCCAACTTTTCGCGCAACCTGCTTTTCTACTTCAGCATATTGGTTTTCAAAAATCTCTATCAAATCGTCGTATTCGGTACCTACCCATTCATTTACGGGAGACATCATCGTGCCTTCAGGTGCGGTAGCAACTTGTTCTTGGATTCTTAAAAAATGCTCCTCGTGTTCTTTTGAAAGACCAGAATCTTCAAAAGACTTACCCATGACGACAAGCGAAAAGATTGCGTTAGCCATATCAGCAGAAAGCATTATTCGTTTCCTTTCGCCAAGAAGTCGTTCCATAGACCTGAATTTTGAACACTAAACTCATTGCCCGCGCCACTTCCGATAAGGGTGGGTGAAGTGCCTGTGTTATCCCATAGTGAGACGCTATCGAATAAATTACCCTCAATCGCCTGTCGTAGAGTATTGGATACATCGCGGTGTGTGCTTCTTACGACATCTTCTGGCACATATCGCTTAGTTTCCCCTAGCGCTCTTTGAACACTTCTTTCCCAGGCCATATTGGTAGGAATCGTGACATAAATGCCATTTACCTTATATCCCGCTAGACGCGCTTCATTGACCTTATCGGAAAGTTTCTGAATTTTGGAGTCACCAGTTCCATCTAACACAATGTCTTGATTTTGTTTAATAGCAACTCGCTGGACAACCCTTGCGAGAATAGACGATTCCTCGTGAGAGAAACGAGCAGCATTAAAGAAATCGGCATCATTTCCCTCGCGCATACGCGGGTTTTCTGGCAACATCTCTTTAATATCGTCGGCGTTAATTTGAACTGCTTTAGTCTTATCTGGAACGCCCACCGCACCTGATTTAATCAAACTTGATTTACCTGATGCTGGCCCTCCACCCAACATATAAAAAGTCGGGTTGGATGATTGAGGAACATTACCCGTCACCTTTTTAATAATTTGTTGATGTAGGTAAGCGCGTTCATCCGATAGTTTGTAACCGCCTTGTCCATCAGAGACTAGATGATGCCAGAGTGAATCTTCTGGGGTAAATGTTTTGTCTTTGAAAGAAACGGACTCTGGTATTCCTGCTTTATATCCACCCGTTGCGTCGGGATTGACAACTCGGCCTTCTGAATCTTTATTGAGGGCAGGAATTTTTCCACTCGCAATAAGGTCTGCTCGTGAACCAGCCCATGAACCGTGGCTGGCTTGGTCATGTTGACCTTGAAGATGTTTCCAAACAAATAAAGATTTCTTTGCTGGTTCTTTGGCATCAATGGCTTGCGATTCAAAACCCTTGGCTTTTGCCCATTCGAGCGACGCATCAAGAGCCTCTTTCGCATTAAGGTCGATTCGATAAATAGGTAATTTGGCTCCACCATCAAAAAAATGTGCTACGGAGGCACCCCAAGTGTGATGACCGTCAATTACATAACCATCTTTAGACACTAAAATTCGGTCTTTTTCTGGGATACGACCCTTTTCATCCCCGTCATCATTTGTTTTTCTTGTTTTTTCATAAATCGCACCAACTCGGGAACCTGAAATTTCTTTTTGGATGGGTTTTAATTTTGTTGGGTCAACTTTTTCTTTTGAAACGCTAATGCCTTCCTTCGATAAGTCTTTCAGAAAATCTGGTCTTGCTTTGTCGGGAATTTGGGGCATATCTTTTCTAGCGATACCCATGCCTTCGCCACCAAAGAGCAAAGAGCCTTTAACTCGTAATTCTGTAATATCGGGATGGTCGGTTCTTTGTCTCATCCCCATAAAGAGCGCTGAAATGTTTTCTGGCTCTACCTCGGGCTGTTCGCCATTAAGAATCTTTTCGGCAATATCTTTTGCCCAACTGCCATGCGTTTTTTGGTCATGCCCACCAGGATTGTGTTTTTCTACTTCCCTCTCGGCTCGGGCAACCATTGACTCGGCCCACGCAAAGCCAGCGTCGCCACCCCACGCATCCCACGCGACCCTGCCTGGTGAGGGAAATCCTTTTTCGCCCTGCGAAAATCCGAGGGCGTTTTTATCGACCTCGTGGCGCGAGAAGAACGACTTCATTCTCTTTAGCGTTTCTAGGGAGACGGCTTCGCCCGATGCCAGTTGTTCCGCTCGGCGACGACCAACAGAGGTGAACCCTGAACCCGCCTTACCCTCTGCTATCCAGTCTAAGGCCCGCCTAGCAGCGCTTCTGACCGCTTTGGGGGGCGTGTTATCAGCCTTGCTGAAAGAATGAATCTGTCGAAGGCGTTGCTTGGCTTCCTCTTCTGTATCGTAAGTGCCAAACGGTCTAGTGCCTGTTTTGTCGTAAACAGTCCATTTACCCTTTTCCTGCCGAATTTCTTTGTTGACTGATTCTTCGGCGATTGGTTCGACCCGCATCTCGTAACCGTTAATGGTGAGAACGACTCGAACATCTCCCACATTGGATTCAGTCTTAGCAAGGAAAGACTCCGATAACCCCTCTGGCAAACTCAAACCAAGGGCAGTCAGGTCAGCATTTTTGATTAGGTCGACTTGTATCTCGTAGTTATTCCAGTCATCCTGTGGCTGCTCCACTCCACGCCTTGCCATCTCTACAAGTACGAGGTGATGAAGTTCTAGCGTCGCGGGATTTGGCTGAGATTTATGTAGGCGCTCATGTAGGCTCGATAATTGAGAGCCTTGTAATTCGATGAGTTTTGAAGAAATTTCCGCCATCTTCTAATACTACAATATAAATATAAAACTGGGATTTATTTTATTCTACTGGAGTATAATCTAAAGACTTATCCTTCTTTGCGACAAGGGCAACAAAGGCATCTTCATCTTCCGTACTTGCTAGATATTCGTCTTGGAAATCGCCCTTGGGATTCCATTCACGATAAGCCTCGGCTATCGCCTTTAGTTTCTCTGCTCGTGAACTCATGCTTGTCCTCCCTGGGGTGCTGGTCTCTCTCGTGCGGTTCCATCATAGACCAATCCATCTCCATCTCGGTCTATTGGCCCCTCAACAACGGTTCTTCCCTCTGGGGTAAGGACTTTCTCGTAATGGAGCCGTAATCCAGCCATGACGGTTTTACCATCCCACTCGGTACCATCTGAAGTTTTTTGCCTACTCCCATAACCCAACATAGCAAATTCATAAGGTGTGGGAACATCACTATTTCTCAAAGATTTAGGTCGCTCAAAATCATTTATGATGTCTGTCTTACCATCATAAATTGGGTTATTGACAGCGCGACCCATTACTTCATTGAAATCAGAAACAAATTTATCTCTTTGCGTAAAATCTGGTCTATCATCGGCAGTAACTACACGATTTAATGCTTGTTCCGTCAAAAACCTAGCGTGTTCTCGGGCATTGATGGTGATACTTCTTAAATCTTCATCAAGGTTATCGGGAGACCAGTCATATCCCATACGCGCCCAGTGCCTTGCTCCATCCCAAGCGGTTCCTACCACAATTTTATCTATCCCTGCCTGTGTTGCCCAATCTTCGCTTCTATCAACAAAAACTTTACCGAATCCAGTACCACGATATTCTTCCATAAGTCTAAAATAATCGTGTTCTTGAATTACTTCACCATTTTCTCCAATAGTCCAACTCCGCACAAAGCCTGGCCCTTCGCTTACCACCTCGCCATCTTCATTGTAGACCTGACCTTGAATCAATAACCTGCCACCTTCAATTCCTATATCTTCAACTTCACTTCTCAGGGTAACTTCATTGCCATTTACATCTTTACCCGTGTGTTCAACATTGTAAACTTCTTCAAAGAAACTTTGTAATCCTTCAACAGAATCTACTTCCACTTCATTGAGTTCTCGATATTGTTCAAGAATTCTCTCTCGATTCGCGTTGATATATTCTTCTCGCGCCAGAGGGTAAGAATCCTCAACTAAATTATTAAAAAAAGCAGTTTGTTCTTCTAAATATTTGCCAAGATTTTCTTCTTGTAACTTTTTATTTTCTTCTTCTGCTTCCCAGTCAGCCATGGCATCACTTTGATTTACCCAATCAATAGCAATTTCTCGAATCTGTTCATAATCATACGAATCATTATCAACCATCATATTTAATTCGTCATCTGGTGGGTCTGCGAGTTTGGAAGCGTTACCCTCTAAGGCATTGATGATGTCTTGTTTGGCTGGCCCTATATCTTGAACTTCAGACAATCTTTGGGCCATTTCCTCTGGATAACCTCGTTCTGCCCAACTGCCATGCGTGGCTTGGTCGTGTTGACCTGGAAGGTGCTTAATTACTGGAATGAGACCCGCTTGGAACTTAATAATAAGGGGCTTTTGATATTTTCTGTTTTTAGTGAACGAGGTGGGAACTTTCCAATAGGTTGATGGCAACAAGGCAACCTTTTGTTCAGCGAACTGCTTACCACGATTGTTAAAGAAAGAATTCTGACCTCGTGTTTCTGTGGTTAACGCTGCCCTAGCATTTTCGGTAAACATTTGTGAGTGATGTACCCAAGCAGCCTCTTCGCCATCTTGTCCGAATCCTCGACCAGTCGCAGCGTGTCCAAAGAAATCATGGACAGCGCGAAACTTATTATTTTGCTCATCTGAAAATAGGGGATGCGCTCCCGTGGTTTCGGTTTGTAAAACTTTTAATCGGCCTTGACTTACATCCGCAAACATTTCTTTGGATGTCTTGTAGGGGTCATCAGGAACAAACTCAACTTTGACCCCTAGGGTCTTGGTCATAAAGTCGTACTGCTCTTCTACTTCTGATGCCAGTGCTTCATATTCGTCAACCGCACTCTTATCAAACTTTGGTAACTCTTCATAGACATCTGCGATTTGTGCTGCGCGTTCTCGGTTTGCCACAACCTTTGTGTAATCAATAGTCTCATCGTGTTTAAGACCCTTTTTGAAACTATATTCCAGTGCGCCATCCCTGGCCGATTTAACGGAATCTTCTGGGTAGCGCGTTCCCGCCCAATTACCGTGTGTTCTTTGGTCATGCTGACCTTCAAGGTGTTTTTGAACTACGGAATAACGCCCTAAGCAGACATGGGGGGTTAGTGATTGCCCTGGATTGCTTCCAGAATCTCGTCGGTAAATTGGTCTAGTTCTTGCTCGGTCATTTCTTTGACTGGCTTTGGTGTCTCTATCATCACGGGCTTTGTTGGTTCGCTCATCGACTTCCTCCTCCATGTAAATATACGAGTCGTTGACAACATCGTATATGGCTTTTTGCTTATTACGAAATCCTGCTTGAACTCCCTCTGACCGCGTATCGTATCGGCGAGAAACATCCAAGTAAAGTTTTCCCTTCTCAACCCAACCGCCGAAAAAGGTACCCCTACCCGTCAGTAACTCTCCATGTTCCTTGATATAACCCTTGATAGTTTGGCGCAGAACATCGCGTGAGACGCTAACCTTGGCCCAATCGTAGATTTTCTCAGCCCCTCTGTCCGAGGCGATATATCCCGTTTTGGGTGAAGTTTTTGTTTGTAAATCTATGCTGAATCCTGGCGTTCTTTTCTGGCTTAATTTATCTATGAGGCTTGTGACCACGGTTTCGCCTGAAGCCCAACTGCCATGGGTTCTTTGGTCGTGTTGTCCAACAAGATGCTTTGCTACCGAGGCGGGGATTATTTTTATATCCTCCATATCGGTGTAGAACTTATCTAAAAGGCTCATGGATTCAACCTCTGGAAAACCGCTACTGTAATTTTCTCTGTATAGTTTGAAGAAATTGGTGGCTCAAAGTATGGTCTTTCTATTTCTTCATAACCCATAAATTTTAATTGTGTATCTCTTGGCAAAATTACTTCTCTTTCGCGTTGCGTTTGACTAGGACTATGACTACTTTGTATTGATTCAAAAAATAAATCGGGCATCAATCCTCTATCTCCGCCTTGTTTTGTCGGAAGAATAACCATAACCGAATCTTTAGATGAAGATATATCTTGTAACATCTCTAGGGTTCTTCGCTCTGTTTTATCTATGATGTTTGCTCGGGTGGTCGAAAGAAAACCCTTATCAACCAATACATCACCCTCATTAAGAGATTCTAAAACCCTATTAGATACAACACGATAAAGATTGTTATACCCGATAACCTTTGGCGCTTCATCAATCACTCTGTCTAAATCAAATATTTTGCGCTTCAAAGATTGTGGATTTTCACCGCTAAGTTCAAATTCACCAAGTTTTCCTCGCAAGAAACCATTCATTGCTTTGTAACCATATTCCACATAATCGGCTACCGTATCGACCAACATAGATGGTGGCGCTTCTATTTCGTATTGTTCCGAATATGCCAGTTCTGCTTTTATCCTATCTTGGTCACTAAAATTGCCAGCCCATGAGCCATGAGTTTTCTGGTCATGCTCACCAGCAAGGTGTTTATCAAATTCTTCATAAACAGCATCCCAATAACCTCTTGCGATTATTGTGGCAACTGATTTCTCGGGATAAATGAAACCAGTCTTTGTTCTTACAGCACCCATTAACTCATTGTTTCGTGTTTGTGTATAAATGACCTCGTTGCCATTTGCTTTACGGTAAAGAATTGTTCCTTGTATCACTTTAATCCTCAACCTTTAATGGCAATACTGGGATATTAACCCCTTTTTTCTCTAAGGCGTTTTGAATACCGTCAATAGTCCATTGATTTATTTTTCCTTCAACTGGAGTTACATAAATCGCTTTAATATCCTTTAATTTGACTCCCCCATACACTTGCGTTTCACCGTAACCCTCTCTTTGGAATCCTCCATGACTGGGAGACATATCATGTTGAAGTCCAGCCATCTCCATTGTTGCGCGGGTATGATTTTCTGTCAAGGGTCTGGCTAGGGCATATCCATCCAAAGAATCAATTACGGTATATGAAGTGCGCTCTCGTACATCATCATTAAGGACTACGCGAACTTCACCATACTGGCTTACCGCGTCATTATTTATATTCCATCTATCTCTGTTATATCCGCTTGTATTTGGTGATGTTCCTTGAATTTGATTTGCCAAATATCCATAAATAGGTCTCTCACTGGCCTTTGTGTCTTGCGTAACTCCCATATAAGCCAGTTCACGAGTTCGTCGAAGATAAGGCTTGTATGCCCCATTGCTTTCCCTAGTTTCAAATTGCGTTTTGAACCTTCCATCCGCAATTACATTCATAAAGTCTTGACCATCAATAGCGATAACTGGAAATGCTGTTTTTAGATTTTCCGCAAAAGTTTTTGCTGTTTTTTCATACTGCTTGAAATATCCCGTTAAAAAAATCCGCTTTCCTTCTTCGGGGAGATACGGTGCTAAGGTTTTTGCCAATTCAAATCTTACTTGTTGATTGGTATTAGTAATGTATATTCCCACGCGGTCTGACATGGCGGTAACAAAATAATCAGCATTTCTGCCAGTCATACCATTTTCTTGTGCTACTTTCGCATAATGAAGTTCTACATCTTCTCTATATGCTGATACATAGCCTTCAGAAATTTTTGTTAGTTTTTCCTTTAATTCGTCATCCATCTTGCCACTTTCTTCGATTTCACCTCTCATTTTTTCTATGTTGAGCGAAGTCAAAGGAGTATCCATGTTATTTCGCGCTAATTGTTCTCCGTATTTGAGCCACACACCAGAACCCCGAGAATCCTCTATGTAATCTGGGGGCATATCTTCACGGCGCGTAGAAGTAATAAATTTCCTATCCACCACAACTCGACGCGAAACAACTGGCTCATTGTGCCTATTTAATTGTGCTTTTTGTAATAATCCAGCGTCACGAAGGTCTTGAAATCCTTCCTCATAGTTTGTTATCTCGTGAGGCAATCCAGTAGCAGCCCAACGACCATGAGTTTTCTGGTCATGCTGACCCGCTAAGTGTTTTAGTGTTGGTTTGAGGTGTGGAGGAAATTTAATTACTACGCTCATCGCGTTCCTCTATCTGGCGGAATCAAGACCATGGTACAACGGCAATGAGGATGAACGAATCCTGGTGTCTCATAGCCAATCGAGAACACGCCATTCCACTCAACTGTTTCTCCATCGAGAGGAGCGCATACTGGACAAGTTCTCTCATCTTGCGCCGTCATCCACATCTTCATCGAAGAGGGGTCAATATAACCAGCGTCAAATGCTTGTTGCCATCCCTCGGCTCTTCCCGCTTGCTCTGCCATATTGATTTCGCTGCGAGCAATCATGGAGGCTCGGGCGCGTAATAATCTATCTGCGTACTTTTCGGCTCTATCGGCAGCCGTGGCCCTTGCCCTTTCCTCAGAAATGCCCATTTTTGTTAATCGGCGAATTTCTTCATTTTCAAATTTTATTACTGCCTTTGCCCAACGAGGATGTAATCCAACTATGTTTTTAATTCTTTTAGCGGTAGTTCGATAATCAATTTGTTGGGTAAAAGCCTCGGTAATGATGTCTTGAATTGCTCTCCTTGTTAAGCCATCAATACTGGTCACTAATTGACCAGCCCGACGGGAAGCATAAGCAACAGAATTAGGATTGGTCTTATCGAAAGAAAGAGTGAACTCTGCTGTTGGCGGATTGGGGCTTGCCCATGCTGGTATCGGGGTGAAATCCATATTAGCCATGGGCTTTGGGTTTAATATCTCTACTTTTGAAGGAAGGAAAACGGGCAAAGCAATTTTGTTACCTAATTCTTTTATTCTTTCTACTGCGTCAACTCCACCAACTTCAATGGCTGACAATAATTGCGTCTCCACTTTTTTGCCTTCAGAATAAATGGTGATGGCATCTAAAAGTCGTCGCAAAGAATCTGGGTCAAGCGCTCCGATAATCTTTGCTAAACGCTCAACAGATATTTTGTTGCTTGCCTTTTTAATTGCGTCATACAGAGAACGCGCTAATGCTGCCTCTGATGGTGTAAGTGGGTTACGAGAACCATTGGAATCGGAGCCATTGGATATAGCCATTTACTACTCCAAATCGCCGTCTAGCGGTTCCTGTCCTTCAGGTATCTCTAACTCTTCTTCTTCTGGTTCTTCTTGTACGACTTCATCCTTCATCTCTAAAGGTTCTGGCATATCAGGCATACCAAAGCCTTCGGAATCATGTTCGGCTGGTGGTAAACCTGCCATCTCGCGTAAATAATCTTCCAACTTGGGGTCTGGAACAAGAACGCCCGATTGAGCCAACTGAGAAACAAAATTCGATATTTCTGTTAGGTCAATATGGCTAACCTCGCCGTAAGTGAGGTATGGCAAACGAGATGTATCCATGCCATTTAATTTAAGAAGGCGTGGAATTGCGTATTGATTCATTACTTCGGCGATATTCTTCGCAATAGAATCAACGGCCATTGACCATAAATCCATCTTTGACGCACCAAGCGCATAAGAGCCAACTCGGTCAGAACCCAAAAGAATAAAGTCGGAAAGAATAGACATAGACATTCTTTGGTCATAGCGCTGAATAATCTTGTCTGTGTCGAACTGACGGCTTCCCCCAGAGGACATCAATACGAGGTCAAACATCTTGTGACCCTGCTCGTCGTACATCGACGGCATGATGATTCCCTCTTGTTCATTGCGCTTGATACTTGTCACGATAGATTGAATCTGGGCCAGAACGGTTGATTGTTCTGCGCTCGCCGAGGAAGATAAATACTCAGGTGGTACATAGGCAACTGGCAAGCCCGCTAAATCGCGCTCAACACCGATGGCTTCAATCTCTTCAATACGACGCTTGAAATACCAAGGGCGATACGCATTGCGAAGGATGGAGCGACCTTCTGGGTTATTTTTTTGAATAGAGGTACGGAATAATAAAGACTTCTCAATCGGGATGGTATGGATTCCACCTGTTGATGGGTCAACTTGAACCATCGCTTGAATTCCACCATCTTCATCTAATTCCCAACGGAAGAGCGTTTCCTGAGCGCGGATTGGCATTTTGCGCCATCCGATTTTGTTATCGTTAAATTTTGAGCGCTTCTTTGGGTCAGTTGTATCTCCACCTCGAACTTTGTAAACAATCTCGTGGTAGGAAAAACCAAATATCAACATAGAAAGAATTTGAGTAAGGGTGGCATCCCATGAATCACTCATATCGTGTAAACATGATTCGACAAATTGAGCGACTTCTTTATCCTCTGGAGTAATATCACCATCCGAGGAATCATCAGAATATGGGTCAACTCGCCATTCGAGACGAGTAATTATTTTCTCAATCGCAAACAGCATCGACCCGATAGTTGGGTCATTGTCTGCCATCTCTCGATAGGTCTTGAAACCGCGCTGACCGCGAAGGTTGATAACAAATTCTTCAAAGACCGTTCCGCCCGAGCGTCGGAGTCCTGTTGAGCCTAACTCTTGTAAGTCGGGTTTCTTTACCATTTCGCCCCTTACTCCTTGGTCATCAAACCAACGAGAATACTAATCGCTTGGTTCTCGTCAAACCCTGCGTTCTTCAACTCCGTGAACAACTCATGGCTTTGAACGGCAAAGACCCTGAGAGGCGATACATCAACGCCAATGGTCGATGAATCGTCGTTCATTAGGACATTGTAGCGTTTAGGGCTTTTGTCCTTTTATTCTCCGTCTAAGACCAATTCTTTTGAATTGAGGCGAAGGTTAGCGACCTTCAGGGCTAGGTCACGAGCAAGTTCTCTGGTACCCGCTTTACCGTAGCGACGCTCTTCAAGGATATTACCTAATTCATCAAAGTGGCGATAATAGATACTGAAAGGACATGAATCATTATCTATCTCCATCTCAATAGCAATGAATTCATTTTTATCAATTCTCATTGAGATAAACGGCAAACCTTCAGGATTAACTACAAGTTTAGCGTTTGGCAACTTCTCAACAAAGAAATTAGTCCAAGCCATTTTTTCCCCTTTCGGATGAAAATTTCTAACCCCTATCATACCCTATTGGGGTTAAAAAGGTGGGATGTCGCTCCATGGGTCGTCATTCTCTTTGGTCGATTCGTTCCTTTGGACAACATCTCCAATAGATACGCTGTGTCGCTTTAGGTCGACTCCCACGCTGAAAGCGGTTACTTCCATTCGAGACTTGCGCTCTCCCGAATTTTTATCCTCCCATGAGGTTTGGATAGCGGAGCCATGAACTACTACCCCCACACCCTTTCGTAAGGAATCTGCGACATTCTCGGCAAGTCGATTCCAACACTTGATTGTCCAGGGCGTGATGTCACTGGATTCCCATGTGCCATCGGGTTTTTTGACCGACTTAGACGAAATGACAGTAAAGACCGCTACCGCTTTTCCGTTATTTGTGAATTTCAATTCTGGGTCTTGGGCTAGATTGCCAACGATGGTTAGCGTGGTCATATTTTTATCCTCTCGGGTATTACTGGTACTGGAATGATGTTATTTGTCTTTCTGATTCTGTTGCGCTCTAGCATTGAAGTTCCGCCCCAGATTCCCAAAACACGATTCTTCAATGCGTAATCCAAACAATCTATCCGATACTCACAGCGCTGACAAATTCGTATCGCTGCTTGATGGTTGCCATCCCATTCTCGTAATTCAGGAAAAAAATAATCTGTCTCCATCCCCTCACAATTAGGATTGATAAATTCCCAAGGTTTCCGCATCCGTACTATCCTCTCGCTCAGCACTGACAATCAGTTTATGTGGGGAATTGGCATCTAACCTAGCCAAAATTTTTCCGTTGCGCCAGACTTTTCCCGAGGCAACTCCATCAAAAAAAGATTTCGCTGGCAATACAGTTTCATCACATTTATCCCAAAGCGGGCATCGCGCACAATAATTCAGTGCTGGTTGCGCTAAATCTAATTGGAATTGGTCAAAGAGCCAGGGGTCAGCGCTTGAACACGGCGCTTGTGCCACAAACTCTAGTAATTCCATGACGGAAATACTACTCGGGTTTATCTGAATCCAGCGGAAATCTCTCGCGTGTTGCGTCAGCAAATCTTTCAAGAATTAAAGCCTTCAATAATTCTTCGCGTGATTCAGGACTCTTCTTCCTCGTCGTTGAGGTGTTCTCTCTCAAATTCTTTGAGGGCGTGTTGGAGTAAGCCATATTGCCTCCATTCTGGTTGCTCACTATCAGCGAGAAGTAAAGTCCAATAGTTCTTTTCTCCACCAAACCATTCGGAGATTAAAACCCAACTCGTACAAATCGCTGGTTCAGGAAACGCTATCCGCCCAATCTCGGCAAGCGCATGGTCAATGGGGGTGGATTCGTTCTTTGGTTCCATCCCCCCACCCTAGTACCAGCGGTTGCCTTGATGGTGCCAAAAGTTCCATGCCCCACAGGGCGTGTCGTAGCGATGGGCGATATACGAAAGACCCCATCGAATTTGGCCCTGCGGGTCTGCCATAAAGTCTTTAATCTCTTCTGGTGAATTGCGACTCATGTGCCGTTGAGGAACGCCATAATCATCAGTCGGGTCATAAACTGATTCGTGATTCCAGGCTGACTCCTTACCCCATAAACGATTTAAGCAAGTCCATTGCTCGGGGGTATCCCATCCATATTCGTCTAAAAGACCTTTGGCGTACTTGCGGAGGGTTTGAGGATTCCAGTCAATTATCTCCTCGCGTACTTCATCCTTTTTATTGTTGATAACACTCAGCGCCTCGGCTGGCTGGTCTGGCGGAATGTGTAAAGGATTCGCTGCTAAGAGTAAGAGGGTGAATACCGCTACTGGGATATTTCTAAGAATTCGATTTTCATAAAACTTCATCCATTCTCCTTGTTAGGGAGTGACCGCTGCTAAAGCCCGACTGGGGAATCGTCGTTGAGCGGTGGTGGTCTCCAATCCACCTGTCACTTGGTTTTCGCGTTCTTGGCTTAGAAGAACCTTTCGACTCAATCTGGCTGGATGCCATGTAATAAAGGTATCAGATTTTGATTCAGATTCAAGGTCAGTCGGGTGGGGGTGCTACAAGTAGCGCCATGAGAGAGGATGCGCGACGAGCAAACGACCCCACCCGATATGGGTACCACTTATAGGGTACCAGTCAACCCTATTGATTATGCGACGAAAGGGTAAGGCGCGTCACCAATAGGGTCGAGGTACTTAGATTACCGCAATGTGCTTCACCCACCAGTAGCGCACAATGAAACTGGTGGGTGAATCTTTATTCGTTAATCGAGTCTGCTCTGTACGGATGCTTCAATACCGTACTTGGCGAGAACATCAACGAAGGCTCGCGCTTCCGCTTCCTTCTTATCGATACTCTGCCCGCCCGAGCGCATCGAGACTTCGTAGCCACCGTAGTAGCCCTTGTGTCCGACACCTATTTTCTTTAGGTAGGTGACGAATGGGCCTCGCGCTGGCGAGATATTGACCCACGCGAATCCGCATAAACCTTCCATGATGTAGGTCGGTTGCTTGAAGTCGATTTCATCGCTAAGACCCACCGCTGTACCCACGAGGAACTTTGGTGGCTTGGTGTAAAGGCTGGCGACTTTGCCCGCTTCACACGCCTCTGCGTAAATCGCAGCGCACTCTTTGGGAGTGAGTTTTGGCTGAGTTTTCTTGACTGCCGTTGCTGTCATTTTTAGTCCTCCTCTCAGGACACTTCCATTGTAACCTACTCGGGTTGTATATTCAAATTGAATCGCGCCCTATCGGACTTTTCTTCCTCGCGGGTCATTGCCACCCGTCGACGGATTCGCTTCAACTCTTGCTCTGGGATAACCCATTGAGGCTCCCTGCGCCCAAATAAGCGCCTCAGTAGCCCCCTCATTAGCGCTCCCAAGGCAACACGATGGAGCCAACCTCTATGCCCCCCACAATCCCAAACGCTAAAAAGAAAGTTAGGACAATTAGGACATCAATTAAACGCTCTCCGCGTCGGGTCAATCTCAGATTTTCTCTCTCTAGCCAGCGGTTAATCATCATTTACCTCCTCATAGGGTTTGAGAATGTCGAAGGTCGTAATTGCTATGTCGACGACCTCAACTCTGACGGTATTCGCCTCAATCATGTGTACGACAACCGCACAACGGTGATGGGGAACTTTAGTTAAATCCGATTGATGGTTCGCAATCAAAATTGATATAGGCATCTGAAGTGAATCATCAATATCGGAAAGATATTCGGATGGAAATTTTGCTTCAAAATTAAATTGCTCGGCCTCGGATACGAGAACAGCCAAGCCTTTTGATTTAATTTGTTTTTTCATCCGTTCTCCTTCACTAGACCAAGTGTGAACATGGCGACATCTTTCTCACATTCTTGACAGAGAAGTTGATTCTTCACCATGACAAGTCGATAAGGTAAACCGCATCGATAACATTTCATACGCTCTCTGATTCCTCTCTCGATTGTTGAACCGCCTCCTCTATCTGTTCTCGTGGGAATACGAAACACGATAGGGCTGACGGTGGTATCTCTTTAGAAAGGTACACGAAACTCGTCGCATTTCCGAAGAATGACGCGCTGTGGTCTGTGCCTTCTTCCCAGAGTGTCGCATCGGTCTTGGAGGTATCAATCTCCCACACATAAATAGAATCGTGGGCGACTACTTCCATTTTTGTTTGCCCATTCTCACGGGAGATATGAGCGTGGTCGAGAAGTCTGAACCACATAAAAGTCAGCGCCCCTGCGATAGAACCAGATGCGTAAATTTCTCCCAAGTTTGAACGCAAACCCTCTTCGCTTATATTGAAGGTCGCGCACTCGGGCGCTGCGTGATACAACTTCTTTGGTATTTTTTTCACCTTAGACCCCCTTCACTTTGTCGTCGTATGGATTACCCGCTCTGAATTCGACGGGAACCTCTTTGATACATTCTGAGCCGACTGGGAACCAACCCATGAAACCGCCGTCTTGCGCCAACTCGTAATCTTCTGAATGAACGATGAGCGAACCACCGTCACCCACTGCTACACCGTTTGATTTTCCTTGCTTGGAAGTATCTCTTCCACAGAAAACACACTGTAAAAAGGCATGACCACCTTTGCTATTTTTTTCTTGATACTTTGGCCCGAATAAACTCTCGGTGTAAAAGGCGCGATAGGTAGTACCTGTCTCGCTATTTAATCCAGTAGTAATTTGTGATGTCATTTGTTGCTCCTCTCTCATTTACAACCCCAGTTTAGACGAAATCCGCGCAATATACAATATGTAGTAATCGTGTCCTGCGTGACCCCGTGGATTTGGGTCAATTTGAGGCTTTTGCGTATTTTGGCTGTTTTAAGCCTTTCCTCCTTCTGGGCTTTAATTCCTTTATTGGAGGCTGAGGCGGTAGATACCGTGGTCAACGGCTCCTTCTCGCCCAATGGTGGGGGATGGATGGGTGCCAGATATAGCGGGGTCGGCAACGGGGCCTGTCAGGGTGGGAAACCTAATGTCGGAACCTGGGATAATCAAAACGGTTTATTTTTTTCCTACGCTCCAAATACTGTTACCCAAGAAATTATTATTTCTCAACCCGCTACGGTGCTATTGACCTACACCGCGCAAAATAGAGGTGACAATGCGGGCGCGATTGCCCAAGTAAATTTTTCTGATAGCAATGAATTAGTTACTTCTGGTCAATGGTCGCCACCGACAACTTTGACCGAATATGGAATGAGCATTACAACAACCCAGGTGGATGAAAGTATTTTGATTGCGATTTATGGATACGACAATCGTGGATGGGCTGGATGTTATGGAACTATTTTCAAAAATGTTTCGCTGACGATTACTTTTTCCAATTTATCCAACGATAACAATTCTCAACCCGCGAGTGAGCCTTCACCTGTTCCTTCTCCCACTCCCACTCCAACGCCTGAACCTTCGCCTTCGCCGACTGTAATTCCTCTTCCAGAGCCGTCACCTTCTGCCTCGCCGACTCCAGAACCTTCCGTGATTCCCGAGCCAATTCCCTCAAATTCTCCGACTCCAGAACCTCAACCTTCTCCTCTAGCCTCACCAGAGGCGAATCCTCCAACACCCCCACCATTGGAACCATCACCAGGGCCGACTCCAAGCCCTTCACCTCAACCAAGTCCGATTCCTCTACCTGAACCGCCCCTGGCACCTGCGCCCGCCATAATTGAACCCATACCCGCGCCATCTAATCCCACCCCGAATCCCGAACCAATTCAGAATCCCGAAGAACCAGACCCAGTGATGGAAGAGATTCCCGACCAGCCATCGTCAACTGAGACTCAGACAGAATCCGATGATGATTCAGAAGAATCCATTCCTGACTCTGAATCTGTTGATGATTCACCATTAAATGATTCCCCTGAATTAGACGACCAAAATACTAATCCCGCGACACCAGCCGATAGTGACGCTAATTCTTCTGATTTTTTGTCAGACGATATTTCAGATACAGACTCGCAACCGCAAGACCCACAATCGCAACCAGCCATAGAATTGAACTCCAACTTGCCATCCGATGCTCCTCTCGATGATGAGGAAGAGCCTACTACTAATAAGAATACCAACCGCCTTGTGAACGGGGGTGTCGAGATTTTTGGAACCGCAACCCAACCCCAAGTAATCGGAGAAGATGGCCGACTCACGCCTCCTCCGCCTCCACCTGGCTCTGGTCTCCCTATCGACCCAGAGGCAATCACCGTGGCGGAAACTTTTATTGGGCAACCTGGTGGCATGGCACTGAATTCTCCCGATATTGCCAAGGAGATGATTTATGAACCCGTGGACTTGCCAGACCTATTGGCTGTCGTTCCACTTTTAGGTTCTGGCGTTGAATCTCTCAATAAAGCCTATGTCGCTCTGACCAATATCGGCGTTGACCTTGACCCATTAACACGAAAGAAGGCAAAGAAAATTATTTTGACTGCGATTATTGCTCAACAAACGATTGCTACCACATCGCTATCATTGGTGAGGAGGTAAAAATGAAAGCATTTCTCTCTGACTTTCTTGGTCAGGCTTGGACTTTTCTTGGAATGTTCGTCGCCTGGATTGTTCTTACGGGAACCGCCAAGGTCATCGTCGGATATGCGATTATTGCCACGACCCTCATCTGGGCATTAACCTTTCCGCTACGACAATCTCCAGAGAAGAAGAAAAAGAAGGAGACAAAATGAACTGGTTTCATTATTTAGTTTTTTTAATTCCCGCACTTCCAGTTTTTCTTTTGTTGTTGCTTCTGCTTATGGAGCGTATTGAAACCAACCTCGATAAGAGTCGGCCCCTGGACTTTACTGAGACTGATTAAGGCACAATCCCAAGATGTGCGTTTCCTCTAAATATTTCTTGGCTTCTTTTTGAGCCTCTGATTTTGTCGCTGCTCCATTGACAATGGCATTATCAAAATTGTCAGGAACCCAACTCCCGTCGAATTCCACGCAGTCTTTTTTCAAATACGCATCCCAACCCAAATCAATATCGGTGTAATCAAAATACAAAACTGAACAACACTTTTTCATGGTTTCCTCCAATATCCATAAACGCATCGTGTTCCATCTCGGCTTGGGTCATAAGTATCGTGGATTACTCCGTCAATGACCGCGCAGATATGTTTGGAAAGTTTGACCACGATGGTGCCTGATGGCAACTCGCTCTGCTTCAAATGTGTTTGGCAGCCCGACCCAATCTTCATGGTCGGCTCCCAGATAAATCCGTAATGCTCTAAAAGCGCTTTGGTGGTTTTCTTGCTCAATCCCAAGCGGGCGCTCTCTTTGCTACCTGCCAACTGATTAGCAAGGTCGTAGACCTCTTTATACGGCTTGCCCGTAGCGATGGCTACGGCTCGGGTCACACAATCCCCTGTGTCGCCCTTGAAGCCAGCCTCAGCCCGCCCACCATCGTTATATTGATAACTCATGGGTTGACCCCCTCTCATCTCCGATTGTACCAAACCGCAGTTGTAAATGGTAATCGGACAATATGGACATGGCTTGTTGATTTGATTTCTAACCCCAGTTATGAGACAATAAAAGTGTCCGAGAGGAGGACACAATGGCTAAGAAAGTCTACAAAGTAGAAATTAAAGGCCAGAAGGCCATCTACTACTTTCCAACTAAATCAGAAGCCGAGGCTTACGCAATCACAATGACCGCGTGGAGTGGCGGGAAATACAGAATCACTGCGGTAATCGTCGGTGAACCAGTCCAAGAGGGGGCAAAATAATGAGCGCAAAGAAATTCACAATCGTATGTCCTCAATGTTCAAAGTTTCAAATATCAGTGAAGAGCATCAAGGGTGGACAACAAATTGAAATCTGCCAAGGATGCGGGTGGCCCGAGGAATTGGGATTCATCTCGGTAGAACAGAAGGTGGGCGCGTGAGAATTCCAGAAGGCGTAAAAGTCTCAAAGGGCTTATGGGGTACCAATTACTCCTATAAAGGCATACAGATTGCGCGAGGCGCTGGTAGATATTCCACGCGCTACGACTTCAAGATAGAAGGTAAAAGAATTATGGCCAGCACTTTAGCGGAGGCCGTGAGAGAAATAGAGAAAGAGGTGGGTGCGTAATGACAACAATCACTAAGGTCACGCCAAAGGTCGGCGACATTCTTTACTCATCGTGGGGATACGACCAAACCAACATTGATTTTTACGCGGTGAGGAAAGTATCAGATTCCTCAGTGTGGATTCAGAAAATCCAATCCAAGGTCGTTGCCATAACAGGGTGGGCGCATCAAGATGTTATGCCAGTGGATTCATCGCAATATGAAGTGCGTGATTACGAGGCTGGCCCCGAGGTCTATGTCACCAAGACCTACCCCATCAAGCGGAAGAAAATCCAGCCATCGACCTTCTCGGGTTACGGCGTGAGCATCAACTCTTACGCCTCGGCCTTCTTATGGGATGGCAAGCCCTTGGGTCAAAGTCAAACTTGCTAATTTAACCCCAGTAATATAAACTGGACTTGTTCTTAGAGAGGAGAACAAAATGGGATGGGATGTCACTCAGGTCGGTAGCAATATCACTACCAAACAATTCATTCAACACGAATACAGCAAGATTCCTGCGTATGAACTTCTCGCGGTAGGCGCGGGTAAGCGCGTACACGGCGAGGTGCCGTACTACTTAGCGCTAAAGAATCGTGAGACTGGGATTGTCTCGGCTCTGGTTGTTTTGACCAAGCGACGCAACGGGCAGATTGCGTGTAAAGATATTGGTGAAGAGTGTGGCCCGTATGCCTACGATTGCCCAAAGAGCGTGTTCAAATTGCTCTCACCTACAACCAAAGAACTTGCGGTGGAGTGGAGAGAAAGGGTGAAGGCGCAACTTGTCGCTCCGAAATTAGAGGTAGGCGACACGATTAAATTCGAGAGACCGATTGAATTTATGAACGGTTACTCGGGCCAGGTGTTCACTTGGCTTGGCGGAAGTAAATTCAGCGCCCCCAACGGTGGTAAATACCGCATCGTGAACTGGCGTTCCTTTTCCAACGAAATTATCAAACCAGAAAAGGCGGTGGCGTAATGACAACAGAAAATCAAATACTCGCAGATTCTTTCGCTGAGGATTGGTTGCTCGTGATGGAGAATGACCATGAATCATGGAGCCAACTGATTGACGATGTGAAGTCCTTAGATTGTGAAATCTTGGCTACAACAACACGATTACGCGAGGAATGGGATGAATTAGTCGACCAGATGGCTGAAGCCGTCGAGGAGAAAGTCTCTGATGTGGGGGCTTTACTTCTCCGACAAATTCTTTCCACGGGTGATTATCCTTTTCAGATAATTGCTACTCATGTTATCAATTCGATAAAAGAGCAAGAGCGTCACTATGAAAACGCCTAAAAACTGGTATACCGTTCAGATTATTGCGGAGAAAACAGTTCGCGTTTACGCTGAGGATGAAGAGGATGCGAAAGAAAAGGCTGATGCGAAATATCAACCTTTATGGTCAGCCGAAAATGCTTGGCTAGAAAAGAGTAATAGTGGAAACTGATTACAAACAACAGGTGCGTGATTTGATTTATCTGCGTGAATCACAAGGCGTACCAATATGGGAGATAGCGGAAAAGATAGAAATAGTCATACGCGAGGCTATAAAAAATGAGGAAGTTGCGTAAATTCTTTCCTTAATATAAACTCACGGATAAATAGAGAGAGGTGCTACATGAAAGACGCTGTTTTAATCCATTCGCCACAATATGCGAATTGGGTCTTTTCCTCTACGCACCCGACTCAGGGGCGTAGATTTATCAATGCCCGCAATCAATTCCTTGCGCTCGCCGATAAATTACATCTTGATATTGATGAGAAAGAGCCTCGTCTTGCCTCGTCAAATGAATTGGCGTTAGTCCATGACCCTACTTATATCTATAAAGTCTTGGTTCACGGCTCCTCGGGTGAATGGGGTGGAAGGCGCTCTGATTTAGGCGAGATTGCTCAACTCATGGCAGGTGGCACACTCACCGCTTTGGAATCTTTGCTCGACCAAGAATCTCTTCTGGCTATCAATTTTGCTGGAGCAAAACACCATGCGATGCGCGACCACTCTAGCGGATTCTGCGTCTTTGCGGATTTCTCTGTGGCAGCGACCATTGCTACCTCGCTCGGGCATCGTGTTGCGATATTCGATTGCGACGCACACCATGGCGACGGAACTGAAGCCTTGCTCGAAGGTAACGATGATGTTCTCACCTATTCCGTACACCAATACGGAATCTTTCCCTTCACGGGTGGAGAATCTGATTCATTCCTCCACACCTACAACTATCCGTTAGCGTGGTGGTGCGGTGATAAAGATTTAGGTGATGCGACAACTGATTTCATTCGTAAGGCGTATGAATTTGAGCCGACGATGATATTCATTGCTTGCGGTGCCGATGGTCTCAAAGATGACCCGCTATCTGACCTGTCCTATTCGGTCAATGGTTATTGGAAGGCCATGCGCTCAATCCGTCAGGCGTTCCCAGACCTGCCCATTTTGCTTGGCGGGGCTGGAGGCTACCTGCCCGATTCTGGTACTCCCGAGGTCTGGGCCAATGCTGGAATCGCCTTATCTAGCGTATCTGCCCCAATAAACGCCTAAACCCTATACTCTGACAGTGACCACGATTGTTGGAATTCAGGGCAAAAACTGGTCTTTACTTGGGGCGGATTCTCGCATTACTGACGATTCAACTATCTACGCACTACCCAAGAACTTGTCAAAGATTATTGAGGTCAACGACAATCTTTGGGTTGCCGTAGCAGGTGATTTACGCGCCATCAATATCGTGCGCTCAAATCTTGCCTCCTCAACTAAATTGCTCTCAGTAAGAAAAGCCCCAAACAATCAAGATGGGGATGATTACTTTCTTGGGAACTACTTCATTCCCGAGATGCGGAAAATTTTTTCTCATCAAGGATATGAGAAAACAACAGAGGGGCTTTCCTCGGTTGATTCTGAATTCCTGATTAGTTACTATGGGCGAATCTATGCGGTAGGGGCAGATTACTCGTGGGTTCAAGATTCGCGGGGTCTTTACTCCATAGGTTCTGGTGGAGATATTGCTTTAGGGGCTTTATCTGCGTTAGCGTCAACTCCCATGATGAAGTCGGCAGCGAGGAAAATGGCAACGCGGGCCTTGGAGATTGCTTGCTCCTATAACGCGGATTCTTCTCCGCCGTATGTTGTGAAGGTCTGGTCAGAAACATAAGAGAGGAAACTATGGAAGAGAGAGACATAGATAAAAGATTCAAAGAGATTGTGGCTCCCATTGCGCCAACAAAACAAAGAAGGGAACCTGCGAAATTTCCTGAATTGCGTTATCTCTATGGCGTTACCGCATTGGGAACTTTTGTTATCGCCTTCTTTGTTGGATTGATTGAATCAATCTTGAAGTAAAAAATTATCTGGGTCGTAGACCTTTAACGCTTGAAGGATGAGGGTTTGAGCATAAACCTTGGCGTGATGCCCACAAAAATATAACTCGCCATGGAGAAAAGATGCTCCAACCTTGGCTCGGGCTGGACACTTATCGCAAAACTCATATTGGTCAAGCGGTGCGCGAACCGTAGCCTCGGTCATTTTTTAGGTTTTTTTTCCTGATTATATTTCTCGATATTGATACGCTCGCGTTCTCTACCATTCTTATCCAGGATAACAATGAAACCATCGCGCATGATTGATTTATTGAAAGGGTGTTTCACCATTCGTTGCCCGCTTGACATTATTTCTTCTCTTTCGTAATCGGCCCGCCAACAATCCACGCTCGGCAGGTTCTTCGGGAAGCGCATTTGAAGTCAAACGCCTCGCAATAGCCTAACTCACCCGCTGAGGTGACATCCCAGGCGTTCTCCTCGGTATCTCCTTGGGCTAATCCACCCTTGATACATTCGAGCATTGAGGGAGTCTGGATAAAGGCAGCGCAATTTCCACACCTTTGTTTCTTGGCTTCCGAAACTGAGACATCCCACTCATCGGCCATCTTCTGCCAATAGTCAGCGTTTGGCTCTGATGGGTTTAAGGGGCCGTAATCGGCTGTGTCGATGGCTTTCTTACGGTTGGAAAGGTTGACCCCCACATCCTGCGTCGCTCTAGGACAGGTGGCTTTGAGAAGAAGTGAGACGGCGTGTGTGAAGGTCATGCCTAAGTGTATCGAACAAATGTTCTAACAAAATAGATTTGATTTCTAACCCCCGTATTGGTATCCTTGAATTGTCCTGAGAGGAGGACAAAATGGCTAAAAGAAGTGAACTACAAGCAGGTCAAGAATGGGCGTACTCGCGCACACGCGAACACAATTTCTTTCGCTTTCACGAGAAAGTCGTCATTCTTTCCACTGAGCCTTACGAGCAATCTCATTGGTCTTATTCATCAGAACCAAGAAAGACATCAAAAGGTTCAGGTGTTTTGGTAAAACTCGGTAATCTTGAAACGGTTGTTCAACTAAGTACCTTATGGATGCCTTGGTTCGATTATGTTATTGATAAAGCCGAACACGATAAGCAATGGCAAGCCACCATGGAGGCCAATGCGATAGCCCGAGCAGAGGCAAGAAAATTTCAAAAAGAAATTTATCAACCCGCTCTCCGAGAACTCCAACAAGCGATGGAAGGCGCGGGGCTTGACGGCATATCGGCTTTCTACGACATGGAATCCTCTTTCAAATTGGAGACCATCCAATTCTTGACGGAGGCCATCAAGGAAAAGGTCGCTCGGGATAACTTTGAGGCTTATTTGGCTCAGGGTGCGCGGGAAGATGCTCGATGGGATGCGGAGAATTACGCATAACCAACCCCAGTATGATAAACTCAGATTGTCTTAGAGAGGAGACACAATGACCAACCAATATCAGCAACGGGTCTTTGATACTAAAGAACTCGTAAATCAAATCGGCATGATGAATGTTCTTGCCATCTCAGGTGGTCGCGTTCATTCCATCGTCAATGATGCGGGCGAGACCGTCGAGGTTCAACTCCCCGTAGGTAAGGGTTATCGCGTAGCCATCACCCTTGATGCCTCCGATACCTATACGGTGCGACGCGAATATGTCCGAAAGGGTGTAGCAACAATCAAGGGCGTTCAAACCGATGTCTACTATGACGAAATCGGCGAGGTCGCCTATGTCGCAAGTTGCTTTGTCAATCGTGAATTCGGAGAGAAGGTGGATGCGTAATGGCTCAGAAAGCAATTAAGAAAATCGGCAACTATCGCCTATACCGCGTCGATGGATGGGCGCACTATGAGATTTACCTTGGCACTAAAGCCGATGGAATCCATGTCGAGAATATCTCTGACCCAGATAACTTTCAATGGGCGATTGACACTATCGAGCGCAATATATCCAAAGAAATAGAGTACGAGTTTGGCTTAACAACTACGAGGGAGGCAATCTAATGGCAACACGCTCAATAATTGGAATTCAAAACGAAAACGGTTCCATCACCACAATTTACAATCACTGGGATGGCTACCCTTCTTTCGTTGGTTTACAACTCGCGCTCAATTACCGCGACCCCATCACCGTCAATACCTTGATGTTTTTTGGAGACCGCAGTAGTTTGAATGGGATGCCTACGGTTCAAGATAGTTATGGCGAAACCCAGAACCGCAAAGTGGATGCGGTCACTTACGATTCCCTTGATGATTTATGGAATCGTCGAATCGCCAATAGCGACATTGAATACTTCTATATCTTCCAAGATTCAGGATGGGTGGCATATAGGGTTGATAGCCTCGATGATGATTACACCGTACTCGGAAAGATTCAGCCAGCCGTGAAGTTTACGATGCCAGCCCTCCAGTAATAGACTTACCCCGTAAATCGCTTCTTAGGTTTACGGGGTGAGGTATTTTTGGAGAGAAATAAACCCTATGCGGTTATTGCCTTGATGCTGTGGAATGAATATCAAGACGAATTACCCGATGCTCCTGGTCGAATGGCGCAAAAGATTATCGCTGCGCTGGAAGAAGAAGGTTTATATTTTTCTGAGGTGGGTGATGAGGTCGGTCAACGGCACAAGCGTTCCCCAAGAAAAGTTTGGTGGATTCTCATTCTTTGCTCGTCGAAACTTCTCTTCCCACATCATATTTTTAAGAATGTCCGTCGGCACTACTAAGAAAGAATTTTTTAGAGTCCATACCCAATGGCTTGCCTTACTCACCAAGATTCCTGACTCTTCCATCTGACCAGTTGCTCGATAGAAACAATGGGTTTCGACAAAGAGGTTTCCTGTTTCTTGCCATCTCTGGTCATTCTTTATCTCGAATTCAACTGAAGGCGTGGTAAAAAGCGCATCAACAAGGCGCTCGCCGTCTCTACCTATTTCGTAGGTGACATCCCAACTAAGATTTCTCATAGATTCCACTCGTTCGTCTGACCAAACGAAACTAAATTCAAATTAGGCACAACTACTTTGTTTTCATAGAGAGCAAGCAAAATAGCCTCGGCGCGGTCTGGTGAATGGACTCCCCGCTTCTTCATATCAGCCTTGGCTTCAATCTGTATTCGACCAGAGGAATCAGATTTATAGGTCGGGCTGGATAACTGTGCGAGAACCTGTCTGTCAACCTCTAGGCGTACATCTTGTTGCCCGTCTTTTGGCTGTATCAGTGTGCGGGCGTTCCACCACATCTCGGCTCGTTGATTCTTAAATCGTGTTTGGTCTTTGGGTCTTTCTGCCACATTGACCCCAACAATATCCGCTTTCATTCCTCTCTCTTTCACCCATTTATCTAGTAAGGAGACAACTCCCCACCCCACGCCAATCGTATCGATTTTGACTCTCACTCGGTCAGGAAGATTTCTTTCCTTGTGGATAACTACGGCTTTATCAATTTCTTGAAGAATGACTCCTGCGACATCTACTGCGTTCGCATTGGATTTTCCAGAAGAGCGATGAACTATTTTGACTTTATATCCATCGGCGAGCGCAATAACGAATTCATCTCCACCGTCGGAGGCAATATCGACCCCTAAGCGAATTACCTGCGACTCAATCGGATTCTCATTACTCAGCGCTTCTTCTGCCCATGAGAACGGAATAACTTTTCCTGTGCTGGATTTTGGAAAGCGAGCATGAACACGAGCCTCGACGAAAGGGGCATCATCTCCGAATTCACTAATAACATCTTCCACCCACACTTTATCGACTAAGTGGGTAGCGACCTTATGCTCTTCGATGAAACTCGGGCAAGACTTACACCATCCCGTATCTTCTCCCGTAAAGTTTGGTGTCTCCCATACCGAAATGGGCAAAACATTGTAAATCGGACTGGAGCAGATTCTTTCAAACCAAGTTTGTTCCTGGTCGGTGGGTGGGTTTCCCAAAACGAGAAGTCGCGTGTGTCCACCTGTCATCAGCGCTTCTAGGGCAGAGCCAATAGTGTCGGATAATCCGCCAGCCTCATCGACCACAATCAGTAAATGCGGGGCGTGGATGCCCTGTACGGCTGTTTCGTCATGGGCTGAAGGTGAGAACCCATAAGCAGCAACCGTTCCCTCCAGTTTCCACTGTGTCGTCAATATCTCGCCTGGAAGATTGTTGGCTGTATGAACTCGACGAATCTGCGACCACATAATGTTTCGTACCTGTCTATGGGTAGTGGCCGTGGTTATCGCAATCGCTGTTCCAGGGGGGTGAACGGAAATCCACCAAGCCACCGCTCGCGCTGCTAAATGAGATTTACCTGGGGCGTGACACGCGGGAACTACTGTTCGTTTGTTATGGATGACGGATTGAAGAATCTCTTTTTGTTTTGACCAAAGGGTTTCGCCAAGACCTTGTTCTACGAAACCTACGGGGTCATGCTCCCATCTCGCCCACGGGTTTTTAATTTCCGCATCCAGCATTTGAGCAAGAAGAATTTTCTCATCCTCTGTAAGAGAAACGAAAATTTTGCTTCGCTCTTCAGGTGTCGCATTGAGAACTCGGTCTACCAAGCGCTGTGTCATTGTTATCCCTTACGGGCTTCAAGAACCTGACTAATCTTTTCCTCTAGGTCAACTGCGTCAACCTGAATACGCAATGGAGCGCCACCCTCGCCCGTCATCTCGACTCGCTCTTTTCGACCAAAGGTGTGCTGTCTTGTTCGTTCTAACCACCACGCTGCTGCTTGCCAGGTTCCCTTGGATGCCTCGCGTTGAATGATAGCCACATTTCTTGCCGTTGCTTCATCTCGCGCTTTTTCTACTGCGTTCAGAAATTCTAAAAAGGGCTTTTCCTCTACCCGCACTGGAGTGTTGGGATACGCCCGCAATCTTTCCTGTTCTGCCCTACCTCGTACTATCCAGCCAAAGAAGGTGCTTCTACTGATACCAGAAGCACCCGCAGCATCCTCGGCGTAATTGCCTAAACGAATCAACTCGACAATCTTTTCCTGAAGGTCAGGGGTCAGCAAAGTATGGCGACCCACCTTCTTGCGCGTCTTGCTATCGGGTACGCTGGTGATTACGGCAACTTCTTTTTTCTTTGTCATCTCTCTAATTCTACCCTGGGTGTGTTATTCATTCTTTGAATCTCTGCCTCAATCATATCCTTTAAGATAGAGCGTCGTATCTCCCAATAGATTTTCTCTTCAATATCCATCTCCACATACTTCACCCAAGGCTTACGGAATTCATATTGACCTATCCTCATTCTTCCTCCAAGGAACACGCTTCGATGGGTATAAAGAGCAACTCAGCAATATCTTGCCATCCGTAAATAGTGTTAGCCCATTCATGTAAATCCTCCGTGTGAACTCGCATAGAGTGGTCTCCCACGCGAATTGTTGTTCTGCCAATGGGATTGTGACCAGGCTTGGATTTACCACCGCCAAGAATTTCGTTGGCTTCCTCGCGGGAGAATCCTGTTCCATTGAGATTGGTCATAGTGAGCATTTTGGTCAATTCCATACTGTCATAACTGGCCAAGTCTGAGGTGCGATTATCGACGAGAAGGATTTTGATTTCTTCCAACTCTTCGACATCAACCCAGTGAACCGCCACCTTCTCCCATCCTAGTTGAAGCATGGCCGATAAGGTGTGATTTCCTGATAAACAATGTTTTGTCCGTTTATTGACTACTATGGGGCGATATTGACCAAGTGTGGTTAGAGATTCCACGATTGCTCCGACATCTCCCTCCCTAGGGTTGAGTGGGTGTAACTCAACTTCCTTGATGGGAACGGTCTCGACATCTTCAGGGGCGCTCTCTGAGCGTTCTACGACTCGCTCTGGAGTGATGGGTGGTCGCTCGGGAAAACCTAATCTAGTTTTGATGGTTTTGATGGCTTTGCTTTTTGAATTACTACACTCTTCGTACAACTGTTCTTTCCAGGCTTTGTAAAAATCGGGGTCAACTCGAAAACGCCAAAGGGAAATGCGAATCTCAGGGTCATCTTTAGGTTTAGGGGTGATGGGTTCTTTCTCTTTTCCGCCGATAAGATTATCTAGGGTCTCGACCTCTGATTGGGTGAACCCCGTTCCTTCCAACTCGGGCAGTGAGGTAAGAAGGCTCTTGAGAAGCGGTTCGTTGTATGAGGCGAGGTCGGTCATGCGATTATCGGCTAGAACTATTTTCTTTCCTGTCTCCTCATCCACATCTACATAAGTCACTTTAATTTTCTTCCAGCCTAATTTTTTGGCAGCCTTCAGAGTGTGATTACCCGCTAAAACAAAATTGGTTCCGTATTGAACTACTACGGGTCGATATTGACCATGATGATGGAGAGAATCCGCGATTGCCTCAACATCCCCGCGTCTTGGATTATTGGGATAGGCAACAAGGCTACTGATGGAAACAGTTTGAACTCCGCCAACCTTGATATTGGCTTTCATTGTAATTTTTTCTGTTTTTTATTGTCTCGTTCTTCTTGTAACTCTCCAAAGGTGCGCCCTGCCATTTTCTTATTGAAGTGACGGATATTGTTTGACGGAATTCCAATTTTATTAGTGGGTAAAGTGATGGCTAACAAATCCGAATCACTTTGATTCATATATCCCGCATCCAGAATCGCTGCGTCATCGGGAAAAACTTCAGCGTGACGGTCTGTTTCTTTGTTGATGAGATAATCTTCTTTCCCGCCCAGACTATACAAATAACGAAAATTTGACGGGCAATTAGGCTCAACTATTCTTTTGAATAATGAAACCTCTTTGGTGTAACAATAAAATGTTACTTTTGGCGTAAGGCTTGCTATTTTCAACCACATTTGTAAATACTCTTCAGAGAAAAAATCACCCGCGTCATGTATGCGGATATGTTTACCTTCCATCTTGGGTCGGCTCACCTCTTCCAACATTTGTGTGAACCAACGCTCAGGCTCTTCCAAAATATATTCAAGATTCGCAATATGTCGCCCACGAACATTCTTAAAAAGATATGTGCCATTACGGGCATAACAAAAAGAGGCGCAAGCCCCCGCTTGGGGGCAAACATTGAAATTTTTTCCATTTGTTAAAGTAATAGCAAACGCAGGTAACGACCAGTTAAAAATTCCATCAGGGCGCAACTCGCTATTTTGCGTCAACAACTTTAGCGGTCTGGTCTTTGTCATTAGAATTTAGCCTTTGGTGGTCTCCCGCGTCTACGAATAACATTCCCGTTATCGTCGAACTCTGGTTCTCGGGGAATGTCGTTTCGGATAATTTTGTAAATCAACTGCTCGGAAACACCCATGGCATGAGCAATTTCACGGTAGGTAATTCTTTGTTTCCGCAATCGCAAAATCAACTGTTTTCTGCGTTTGCCTAAATCTTGTATCTGGTTTTGGTGTTCTCGAATGGCATTGGTCAGTAGTTTGACTTCATCTAACCCGCGACCATCTAAGGCAACCGCCTCTAACATTCCGCTCATTGAATACCATCCTTCATATTAAACATACTTGACCAATCTTCGGGTAAATCATCATCTCTTCCTCGTGAAGCGGTGAGAACCTCAATAATTATTTTTGCCTTTGCTTTGTGATAACTCAAAATTATTACCACGGCAAACGGGGCTAAAAATAATAAAACTAACCCTACTGCTAAAATCGTAAAAATCAAATCCCAGTTCATATCTTCCTCTCCTTTCGTGACCCTCGAATGTAAAGCACCAACGCATTTTTATCTTTTTCTGGCGGTAGATAAATCAAAGACCGTAAAAATTTTGGTGAATCATCTTCAATGACTTTTGCGTCAACAATTCCATCAATCGCTGCCTTCACCGATGGATGACACGCACCTACATCTTGACTCCTTCCCCCTTTTTGATGAGGTTCTACCGTAATACTCACCCAACTCATCGGGGGAATCTTTTCTTTAAGAGCAAGCGCATAGAAAGCCGTTCGCCAGTGACGGGTTTCGTTAGCCCTATCCCATCTATTGCCCTTTCTTTCAGCGTTTGTTGTCCAGGGTCGCTCGGAAAATTCCAGTCGATAAACCCATTGCTCGGACTCATCGCTGTTACATAGGCAAAATGACATGGATGTAATTTAGAGATTGTCCTAATTTGTCGCAAGTTCCCTCTTTCCACCCTCATTGTCGATAAACCACCTTATGCCGTGAATGTCAGTAAAAGGAATATCCATTGCGTTATCAATGGCAAAAATTAAATAACCCTCTTCTCGGGCTTTATTCCTGTTTGACTCAACCCAACCATGGCATCCTGTTGTTCCTGAACCACATAAGACAATCAGATTGGCTGGCAGATGAAGGTCGGCTCGACGACTACCACCCATCTTTCTTGGATGGCGATGGTGAACCGAGACCCCAACGCTACTTAAATCCCCTCCGCATCTCTCACACCGATAAAGGGCGCGAGCAAAAACAGCAAAACGCTCTTTTTCCTCTACCCGTAATTTATTCTTGACCATGAAGTATCCGCCTCATCTTTTCAAGATATTTTTTGGATACCTCAATGGGTACTGCGTTCGCCCTAGCCTCTTCCAACTGTCGAGAAATTTCTTTCGCTCGTTCTTGTTCTTGGTCATTCTTCACTTTGACCATCCAAAAATTATTTAGATGGCTTGGTTGAATCATTGATTCTTTGTTGGCGTAATGGTTGTAGACACCATCCCTAGCGAACTCATACGGCATATCTCGATTGAGGGATTGATGCCACGCGATAATAACTCCCTCGTTGGCTTGATGACGGGTGTCGTAATACGAAATGACAACAAAAAGTTTGGCAACCTCCGCTGGAGTCATGGCAACTCCAGGTGTTCAAACTTCTTAGAAATCTCCATGGCGCGATGAGCCGATGTTTCGGAGCGGGTTTTGACTCCCACTTTCCGTAACACTAAATCCATCTGACGCATTGAGGGAACTGTGCCGATGTAATCCAATGCCTCTAAAATCGCTTCTTGGCTGTATTGCCTTTTGAGCGCTGCGTCGCAGACTTGAACTAGAGAGTGCCACGCGCCCTTGCCGATGGGTTTGGTGTTTTGTTTTTCCCACCATATTTTTGCGATGAACTCACCAGAGAGCGCGTCAGCGCTCTTCGTTGTATCTAGGATAGTTGTATAGGATGGATGGTACACGGTGGCGTATGGGAGTTGACCCTCTGTTGTATGGGAGTTGACCCCTACATTTTCTGGGAGTTCCATATCGCTCTCAATTTCTGACTCCCATAAATCTTCTGGGGGTTTCTTATTCGCCCACAATAGTTGATAAGTCGTCGCATTTCCCCGAGAGGTTCCCCTACTGAGAACCTTGATGAAACCATCGTCGACCATTTCGCGGATAATTTTGCGAACATAGTCAGGGGTACAACGGGCTTTTTTCGCCAGCATTGATTGTGATGCGAAGAAACGACCATCATCGTGAGAAATATCAGCGAGCGCTAAATGAACAAGCAGTTTTGTATCCGAATACGGCGAATCAGCCCACACTCTCGTCATCAAGCGAATACTCACAAAGAACCCCCACAATGCGGGCAGCATTTTTTCTTACTGCCGTGTTTTTCAATCTCACGACCTTCAACACTTTCAGGGAGAACATAAACTTTACAACGATTGCGCGTACTCTTTAGGCGTTCTATACGACCCGATAAGTGAAGGACAGATAGTAACCCAGAGGCGCTTCCATGATGAACATTGAGCGCTCGGGCGAGTTCTGCCCAGGTAACACCGTAACGGCCTACCCGAGAGAGCAAGTCCAGCGTCGCTTTCTGTTTGGCAGAAGTCGTTCCGTTGGAATCTTGCTCCCTCGCCCTCGCCTCTGAAGTGTCACTACCCGAGAATCCCGAGGTGCCGTTATAGGGCAACTCAGGAATCGACAGCGACATTTAGAGTCTCCTTTTTCCTATTGTTTAATTCATTTTGCTTATCAATAAAAGCAAGACGCAAAATTTCTAAGTTTTCTTGCGAATAAGTTTTCTTGTTTTTGGTCAAGAACTCACCCACAACCGCCAACTCCAAAGTATTTGATGCCTTAGAGATTTCTTCCAAGACACCAGAAACATTTTCATTGACCGATTTCACTTCTGAACGCTCATACGAATTTGCGTCGGGGTCGATTTCATCGGTAGGTAGGCAGAGCGCTTGAAGAAGTGCGGTGCGAAAAGCAACTGACATTGCCTTAGCGCTTGCCTTATCTCCAGCATCCATCGCCTCGGCGACTACCGTTGCGCGAATCGCATCACCTTTAGGGCCAATAAACGAATATGTAACTTTTACTTTCGCATGACCCATTGCGGTTCGATTCTTGCCAATTTCAACTGTGCTGTATTCATAATCCTCTACTGATGGAATGACCAACACGCCGTACTTTTGAAGTGCGGGAGATACCGCGTTAACTACCGCATCAATGCCTCGAAAATTAAATCCCTGCGACTGATTACGGTCTTTCTTTGCGATACCACCAACTGCTCGCATCACATCCGCGAGCGCTTGTTGAATTGTGATTTCTTCCATTGTTCCTCTCTCTACTCAATGTCGAATGAAACATTAACCATCGGTGGTTCTAATTTGACCAATGGCACAATTTCACCCTGGGTTGAAATTACCACATCGCCGTCAATAGTCAAAGCGTTGAGGGCTTTGCGGTCAATCTCTTCTTTCACCCGTATCAAACTCGGCTCATTGGTTTTTGCCCACTGGATGAACTCTTTATCATCCTCAATGGTGATTTTTGCCCTCGTTTGTACCGTTTTGATGGTGCCGTGAGGTAGGACTATCGATTTACGGTCATTGGAGCGCTCTAGGAGGGCGTAAGGTCGAAGGATAGCCTCGAAGTATTCCGCATCCCTATTCAGGGCGCTGTTGACCTTACCGAGCCATTCTGTGACCCGTGTTATCTCGTCTGAGGCTATTTTTTCGTTCTCGGCCTGTTTATGGCGGATAGATTGAAGTCGACGCAACGCCCAATCAGCCTTGGAGTCATCATCGACTATAAAGTGAGCGGGTTCGCTTTCGACCTCATTGATTTCAAATTCGTCTAACGGTGGTACTAATTCCATGTTGTTCTCCTCTCGGTCTGAGAGGATATATGACCCCCGTTGAGGGTGTCAACTCAGAAGCCGATTATCTGCCCAACATATATGGAGGCACCGACAACGGTGGCGATGAACATGGCTCCAACAGTACGAATCACCCATTCAGAACGTGATTCCATTTTTCCAAGGCGGTCTGTGATGTGTTCCATTGCCTGTGTGATGCGGTCTGAATCAGCATCATACACATCTTTGCGAACATAGGTTTGCGAGATATTGAGGTTCATTTGTTTCACCTCAATGGTTAAATCATCAAGTCGACGCATAACTTCTCCGAGCGTCGGTTGAGTCTCCACTACGATTCCCAGGCGGGTCGGGCAACTCCCATGACCTTTGCGTAAGGTCGTTTTTTGAGATATGCGCCGTCACCATTTGATTGTGAACCTGCCCCATCTTTTGCGGTATTACCTTCGTAACACCAGATAAAACCTTTTCCATCATTCTTCATCACGATACCAACATGGTCTGCCATTGCGTCGTCATCAAACTGGAAGAACGCAATATCACCTTCTTGGGCTTTTCCAACTGGCACTACTTGACCTTTTTTAGCAAACCACTTCAATCCCGCATCGCAGGAAGCAAAACCTTTTTTCGATTGAGCAGCAACAAGTGGTGAAAGTCCTGCTTCGTTGAAGCACCAAGAAACGAACATCGCACACCAAGGTTGATTATTTAATCCATACCATTTTCCATACTTGGTGTCATTATTGGCACCCTCTTTGTATTTGGCATCAATTTCAGCCTTGGCGATTGCGACAACTTTCTCGGCACTCATGTTATTTCTTCTTTGCGGTTTTTTTCGCTGGTTTCTTGATTGCCTTAACTGCTGAGGCGGTGACAACATCTGCCACTTTACCGAAAGCAGGGTCTTTTGGATTCAATGCGCGAATGGCGACTGGGAGAACGCTGGCAACTCCAGCAGCGATAATTCCTTTGAAGGTATCCATGTCTAGGGCAAAGAGGTCTCCACCTGTTGCCATGAATGAAGCGGTGGCTGCTGCGAGGAAAGAGCGACCATACGAGGCGAGCATTGCCTTCTGTGAAGCACTAAGCATAATTCTCCTAACTAGAGGCTAAAATTCTAGCAAACTCGTTATGAACCAAGGTAGATAAGGCTCATTTTAGGCTGATGGTCTGATGAATTAAGAATGTCTAAATCACTTCCACTGTTTTGCCATACTCGCAACTCCACATAATCATTCTTCGTCAGAGAAACTGCGTGTGTGGTCACTGTGCTATGGGTATCAACGGAATTAGAAACAGGATTAAAGTCTGAACGAGCCAATTCAACCGTATTGTTTTTTAAGATATTGATAGCGCGATGGCCCGCTGAGGCAGCCTCGAAAGCAACATTGGCTGTTATGAAATAACGTCCTGTGATGGGAACCGTCAATCGTGTTGGGTTAGGTGAGACATCCCAACAATTCCACGCATCCGAATCAACTGCGCTGAACTCTATTTTTGTTTGTGTAGATGTAGTGATGGTTTGGGCAGTGGTTCGATACGCGGTAGGGGCAAGAGTTCTATCTGCGCCCGCAATCATCCCGATTGCCAGCACATCCGCGTTTTGGGTCAATAACCAAGTTTGCGTATCTGGCAGTGGTGCGTAATTCGATAGATAACGCACTGACGGCAGCGTATTGGTGTCTCCCGCAACTTGAATATCTACTGTTCGATTACTGTTGACGGTGACAATTTTTCCTTGACGCAGTTTTAATCCCTGCGGTGTTTCTTTAATTTGTGTGACAAGATAATTTAAGTCCATCAGAATCTCCTTGTCCTTCCCACTGCGCTCATTGCGTCTTGCGGAGCAAGCGGAATGGTGACGGAATCCAACATCAAGACCGCATCAACTCCCGAATCAGCCCGCACAATTTTGATTAAATCAAAAACATCGTGGGCTGGATTAACTATTTGACTCCATGTAATTTTTTCTGATGCGCCAATTACTTTTCGTAACTCTGCCTCTGCTGCTGTTTTCGCCTCAGCAACGGTAAGAATAGTTGGCGACGACTTAAAAAGCGGTACATCTCCATAGGTATATCGGTAGGTGGGTGAGGCGGGGTTCTCATCCCACGCTTCTCCAATTACGCCAATCGATAGGTTGGTTCCTTCACCCGTATAAATAACGCCATTAAAAGTTTCATCTGTTGAAAGTGAGCGCTGTAACTGAACTAAAACTGAATCAACATTGTCTTGGTATTCAATGAGAGCCGTACCCACATCGGGGTTTGGAATAGGTCGCAATCGCGCTGTTCCATTTTCGTCAAAATATAAATCCATTCCAGCCGACTCTGCGATTTTCAAAGCCTCTTTCCAGGGGTCTGAACTCTCGCGCTCTAAAGTGGGATAAATAATTCCCGTGACCTGATTGGTCGCGGGAAAAAGTGTTTGAACTGACGGGTATCTATCAACCAAAATTTGTTTAATGGCCTCTTCTTTGGCTGTGTTATCAGCAATGTAAAACTCGTGGTTAATATATTTTGCGCGTTGAACTCGTAGGCTTCTATCTGAACCCTCAACCGATATTTGAATTCCTTGTGCCGTATCGGTGATTTCGACGGTGGTGAGAATAAAGACACCCAAAGGCACCAATTCCTCGGTGCCATCTGCGAACTCAATTCCTCGGTAAATCTTAATTTCTCGATTGTACGGCAATAAGACAGAAGAAATTTTATTAGTTGGAATGAGCGTTGAATCTGTATCAACAAAGGTCAGAGAACACTGACGACGAATAGAGCGTCGTGAATCGATGGTTACTTCACCCGCAATGGGCTGTACGGTTTTTAGCAATCTTCCGTTTGCCATATCATAAATCTCAACTTTTACTTTACTCACATGAGATTTACGAACTGCTGACAAAAAGTTGTCAGAGACGGGATACATTAGGGAGCCTCAACCTCGTAGTAGGTGACTTTGATATTGCGGATGAGGCTGGCCACTGGGCCAAGTTCAGTCCAAGTTCTATCGACAAATCGTACATATTTCTGCCGACCAAGCGGGTCATGGACATGGAGCGTTCCCTGATAAGTAAGAACTGGATAAAGGTCATTCCATTCAGCGGTGCCTTTGGTGGTGAATTCGTAGGTTCCATCAATACCGTAAAGACTCGATGAAACGACAACTGTTTTTGAACCGCCAAGTGGTTTGAATACACCATAAGTTTCAACAATAGATAAATTCAAAGGTTGTTGAACTTTAGTGGAGGTTACGCGGATAGATGGATTTTCTGGTGCCGTAAAACTCCAAATACCCGCATTGGTAATCTGAACTGGTTCAGTAGTGGTGTAAGCCGAAGAAACAACTGCCATTAGATTGTCGCCCTCGCTTTTGCTCTATAAGTAACCGTTGTATCTAGGGGAACTTCATAATCTTCTAAAATTGCTATTTGGCTGGCATTGGCATCAACTGGACTGTTTCGTACTGTTTGCCAAGTAGTCGAGCCACTGGCTTTTCTTTCCACATCAAATTGAAAATTGGTAAAACCGCCCTTTGTCCAGAATGGTTCATCTCCAGAGTGAAATCCTATTTTGTCAGCATAGTGAACTTCCGAGGAGCCAGCGCTTGCGATTTTCAAAAAGACCAAAGCGTGTGTGGCGGTAGGTGGGGCTTGAACTGTCGCTGTTGCCTCTGTCCAACTAGAAGTAGTTGTCGTAACGGCGGTACCGTAGGTAGTTGAAATTGTTGAACCAGCGCTATTGAGGTACCGAATACCAACTGATGCGCTTCTTGGTGTCACCGCAGAACGAAAAGAAGCAATCGCCGAGAACTCGGAGTTGGCTGTCACGGTGAATTTTGTAGCGGTGGTCGTGGAAGCCTCAACATTTCCTGTTGAAACGGCGGTCATAGAAAGCGATGCCGTTCCTGATGCTGCTTGTGCCGTAGTTCTAGCAATCGTACAGTTTGTGGTCGCATCCCAACCTGTTGTATCAACTTCAAGTGATGCCTGGTTTGATGAGAGAACATTGGTTCTTCCATAAATAATAATATTTACTGCGCCCTCTGATGAGTTATATGAGGTTGAAACCGTGGGTGTTGCTGGCGCTTCAACAGAAAGGGTGAACTGAGAATAGGCCCAATCGCTATAAGTTTTTAAGGAATTGACAAGGCAATGAACTTGAACATAAGCCCGATAAGTAGTGGAGTTTGCTAAATCAACATCGAGTGTTGCGCCATCATCTTGTGAAATAACTTCACCTGTATCGACTGTGGCTTCTGTTGTATCAGGGTCAAATCCAGTAGCACTATATGTAGCGCTATCGTATATTTTAATTTGATAACCATTTTCAACAAGACCATCTGCCTGAGCATAAGTCCAGTTTATTGATGGGAAAGAAGTTGTGCTGACTGTACCCGTTGGTGCTGTAACGCTTACTGTTGGCTTTGTTACGGTGACAACATCAACATAAACCTCATAGATATTAGCCCTTGCTCCTGAAGTTATCGCGTCATCTTGAATTTTGACAACTAAATTGTTGAGGAGTGTTTGACTCCAATTTTGTCCATTTGGAGATACCGTTAAAAGTAAACCCGTGTCCTGTGTGGCTAAAGAATAAGTTCCAGTACGGGAAACGGGAACTGAATATGAAGTCACCCGACCATTGGTATCGGTAATAACGCCCAAACTGTATTTTGTATTGCCATCTGTTTGAGCAATTTTTACTCGGAGGTTAACTGTTTTGATAACTTCGGTTGCCCCTAAAGTAACTGTTCCCAACTCGGTCTCATAAACTGCTGGAACCGTGGTTGAAGTTCTCGTAATGTAAGTAGAGTCACTATTATCGGAAAGAGCAGCGTGAACTGAGCCTGACCCGCCAGATATTGTCCAGGAGGCAGCGTTATTCCAGTTAGCGTTGGGTCTGAGGGTATAAGTAGCCATTATCGAGCAGCCAATTCTTTAGCAAGTGTTCCAAATACTCTTTCAATTTCACGAACAACGACTTCTGACATCTCTTCAGCGGTTTTTGTATTGCTCGCGTCAACCACAATCTGAACTGCTCCTTGGGAAACTACGACATTTGAGGAACCTGCTGTCGCATTGCGAACTCCAAGGTTTGCTGCCTCAATCGCTGCGAGGGTTTGAGTCGCATCGGCGATTGGTTGATTAAAGACAGCGCTCGCACCATATTCACCAATAGTGGCACCAGTAATAGCGATAGCGCGGTTAAGTTCATTCATTTGTTTGACAATCGCTGATTGTTCTGCGAAATTACCTACACCAAGAATAGAAGCAGCAATCTGAGCGCCCTTTACTGGCCCCATCTCAATAATGTCTCGTAAGGATTGAGTATTAAGACCTAATCCTTGAAGAGATTCAATTTGAGAAGCAAACTTGACGGACTTATCAAGTCGCATCCGCATATTTTCAATAAGGGATTGCGCTTTCGGAATGAATCCGTCAGGTAATTCAATACTCTTTAGGCCAGCAAAACTAACAATAGTTTCTTTAAGACTCTTTGCGAACTCGATTGACGCATCGCGGAGGTCTTGAATAACATTTCGTATACCGTCAATGCCATTCTTCATGGCTTCACGGATAGACTTCATGGCATCAGCCTGTGCTGCCATTTCCGCAGCAGCATCTTCCGCATTACCGCCTTTCTTTAAGGCTTCCTCTGCTTTCTTTCTCTCTTCAGCAAGAACATCTCCAAAACCAAGCGTTTCTTTTAGTTTTTCGATTGCCTTCGCCATGCCATCAGCAACTTTGGTAAAGACATCTCCCTGAACAAAATTTTCAATACCCTTGGCAACATCAAGCATACCTTCGCCCGCTTTGGTAGCAACAGTTCCCAATGTATTTGTAATAAAATCGCCAACTTTGATTTGGTCGATTTTGTTGATGCCATCAATAAGGGTTCCCAGAATGGGGGAAATTACTTTTGCTCCCGTCAGAAGCCCATCGGCAATTTTCTTTCCAAGGTCTTTACTGGTGAACTGAACAACTTTTTCATTCAAGTCCAACATCAAATTAGCAACTTGTGAAATAGCCCCTGCTACCCCACCCTTGTAATTTCCCCAACTCTTTGAGAATTCAATGACACCCTTTGCCATAGAGGAGAGAAAATCCATGTTGTCTGCGGTATCCGCAGCATCCCTGGCCAATTTATCTAAAGTAGCGCGAGAAGCATTTTCATTTAATGTCTTGACTGAATCAGAAGCCCCACGAATATCTACTTGTAGTTGCGTGAAAGATCCACTTAAAGCCGAGCCACCTAATCTGTCTGGTAATTTTGCTGCTGCCTTAGCAAGTGAACCTATCCAATCAGAAACTCTAGTGCGGATGTCTGTAATAACTCTTCCAATACTGTCGGAGAGTTCCGAAAAATACCCCACAATGGTTCCAACAAAGCGCGATATGGCCCCGCTAACATTTTGCCAAACTCCTACAATCCATTCACGCATTTTTCCAAAACCGTAAATGATTGTGGCAATTCCTTTTAATAAATTAGCGAACTGAGCGACGATTGCTGTAATAATCAACGCAATAATACGAATGATGGCATTAAAGACATCTTGAATAGTATCTCTAAAGGTTATGCTGGTTTCCATCAATCTAATAAAACCGTCAATAAAGTATTTATATGCTTGTAAAATCCATTTGACGACTGTTAATACGGTATGGAAAACAAATTGGAAAACATTGGCGACTATGTGACCAAAGGCAGTATTGGTGTCCATCAAAGAACCAAAAGCAATCATAAGATTACCAAGCGCTCGCAAGAAGAATCCTATGACGGTACCAACTGTTCTCGCAACAAAGTTGAAAACATTTCTCACAACTTCAGCAAAATCCTCATTGGCGCGATAGGCAATAACGATAGCCGTCACCAAACCAACAAGAAGGATGATGACCTTGTAAATAGGATTCATTGCCATGATTGCGTTTAATCTTTGTTGGGCTGCTGCCTGGGCATTAGTCCACCAAAGGGCAATTTTTGATACCGCAATCTGGGCCAAAAGTGCTACGCGGTAAGCAATATAGGTTGCCGTTAAAACCCCTAAAACAGCAATAACAATACGCGCTACTCTTTCATTCTCCCTAAAAAAATTAGTTATTTTTTCAATTCCAGTTGCTAAACCAGATATTACTTTTGCTACCGCAGCGACGGCAACTGCCATCGCTCCCGAAAGTATTTTTGCGACATTTTTTAACGGTTCAACCAAAGGTTTCAGTGCGGTGAAGAGGCGACCAAATGCTGCCCGCATCTGTGTTGAAGTCAAAACCACGCCGAGGATGGCAAAAGGTAATGGTTTGAGAACATTGCTCAAAAACCCGAGTCCTGGAATAGATTTAGTTACGGCAGCGCCACCCAACGCACCAAGACCCGCTGCTAAACCTGCTAAGGGTGGTAACAAGAAATCAATTTTTGTTGCTAAATTTTCTACCGTAGTTACAGCGGGTTTAACTCTCTCTCCAAAAGCATTGGTAGCAGTTTCAGCATAAAGCATCGTATCAATATAGGTTTTGACTTTATCAAAAAGTTTTTTGAATGGAGAAGCAATTCTGGCAAGAACCAAACCAACTGCTTTAATTATATTTTGAAATTTTTCGCTTTTTTCCGTTGCTTTTGAAATTGATTTTGTCATTTCATAGGCTGAATAAATGGTTGGGCCGAAGCCTTTCAGTAAGGCCCCTCCCATAGACACCATAATTTCATTTTGTAGACGTGAGAATGAACGCAAAACTTTGCCAGGCGTGGTCATGGCTGCTTCATAAGTTCCCGCGACCTTGGCAGCCTCGGCGAGCGCACCCGTGGCAACAGCCTGTTGTTTTTCTTGATAGGTCAACTGTTTTGTTGTTTTTCCTATCGAAGCAGCATAGGTGGCATACATCTGACCAGCGGATTTTTGAATACCGACTGTTTTTAATACTTCACTTCGACCCGTAATAACTGCGTGGGTCAACATATTGTAAGTATCGGTTGAATTTTGACCGCTGATAACAGCAAGGTCTTGCGCTGCTCTCGCTAATTGCGAGGCATATTCAAGTTTAAGATTATTTTGCGCGAATTTAAGCGCAGATTTTTGCGCCACTTCCATCTCAATACCCATGCCTTTAATAGCAAGGGCAGTGTCTTGAATTGCTTGATAACCAAGCCCAGTAGATTTACCAACCGCATTGATGGCAATATCTAATTCATCAACTCGGGCTGCTGCGTTAAATGCTTTGAAACCAAAAGCAACTAAGGCTGTGGTAACTCCCGCCGTGACAACTGCGGTTGTATTGAGAACCGATTGAAGTCGAGACGCTTGGGCAGTAAAGGCTTGGGTCGCTTTACTGGCGCGTTCCATCCCACGCTGAAAGTCAGCAGTCTCGGCGGTGAGCCGAGTGCGAACTTCCGTTGTAGGAGTACCTTCTGCCACCTTGTCTCCTCTATCGCTTCGACTTCGCTCGGTTATCCGCGTCTTTTTGTTCTATTGCTCGTAGATTCCAAAGAGCAGCCCATTCGGTCAACTCTTCGCTACTAAGAGGGCGGTGGGCTTCGCTTCCATGAAGAAGTTCACCCACCGTTCTCCCAAGTTTTTCTGCTAATTCAAAAAGAAACCTACGCTCAGGATTCTTGATGAAATCGGGCGGTGGCTTGCTCTACCGCCTTTTCCGTCAGACCAGAGTTGCCCATAGCGATAGTCGCTAATCGTTCAACTACTGCGCCATTCTTGGAAAGGACTGCCTCTCTATCCTTATCGGTAAAGATAGGCAAACCTGATTCTGGGTCATAGACCGTTGAAATCACCGTCAACGCATACATTGAGCCGATGTTGATTTTGCCATCACTCGATGCTGCGTTTTCCATCAACTTACTTCGTTCCAATGCTGTCATCGAACGAATCTCGACACTGACTCCCCATTCGGGAACCTCGACGAGTTCTTTCTTAATATCATCAGAACTGAAAATTTTGTCGCGTAGACTCATTTTTCTCCTTGGACACTAGGGGTCACGATTTATTTAATTATTAAGAGTAGGTACCGCGAGTGACTGCGCCTGTTACTTGGAACTCAGCCGAGTAAGTGACGACATCACCAATAGCACCGCTCTTTTCATACGAGGTAAGAATAGCCTCACCTGTGTATTTGACATAGCCAGCGGTTGAACCTTCTGGGCCATATTCAAAAGATACGGTGGCTGCGTTTCCTACGATTCCAGCGAGGTATCCGTCGATTGTGGCATCAAAGTTGCCAGAAACGGAGATTGTGGCATCACTCAAACCTACTACATAGGTCTTGGCTGAATCACCGAAAGCGCTGGACTCTGCGGTATCAACTGAGCGTGGGAATGAAACATCGGTAAGAGTGTTACTGATGTCTCTAAGGGTTCCACCTGAATCATCAATTTTGAATACAGTGGACTTACCGTGGCGGAAAGTTGGCATATTTATCTCCTTGCGAAAGCCACTGTTGGAGTGGCGCTACCTGTTGAACCTGCGACTGTATAACTTGCTCGTAGGTATCTTGGAATGGAACCAGTAACCTCAACTCTTTGTGAGGTCGCTGTGGCACTACTGACTACCGTAAAGGTAATCAAATCGGCGAATGTTGAATTATCCGCCGAAGATTGGATTTTGACTGTGATGTTTCCATTACGAGTATTGGTTGGAACACTGAGATAGCCAACTCCACCGTTGGTTGTCGCAGCCCCGTTATCAACTCCCGTAGTGTTTCCTGTTGCGCTAACGGCGCTTCCTGCTGAAAGGACAACACCGTGTTCTACGCCATCTGTCGCTTGGAACTCAGCGCTTGCTCCTACCACATCTCCGATTGGAGAAGTGACCTCATAACTGGTGGCATCAGCCTCTAACATGGAAGCCCGAGCGCCATTGGAATGACCCCCTGGCATAACAATTACTTTTTGTTTAGTGGCATTGGCGAGTTTGCTCGCAAAGTATTGGTCAGTTCCAACAAGGGCCGTTGACTCAAAGTATCCTCCGAGAGAAATAGTTCCATCAACATGACCTGTCACATAAGTTTTTGCGGAGGCACCAAAGGTAGATGTCTCTGCGGTATCTACGCTGGTGGTCGCACTCATATCATTGAAATAAGCAGAAAAGTCGTAAT